CAGTTGAAAACAAACCGACTGAGAAACCAGTTGAAAACAAACCGACTGAGAAACCAGTTGAAAACAAACCGACTGAGAAACCAGTTGAAAACAAACCGACTGAGAAACCAGTTGAAAACAAACCGACTGAGAAACCGGTTGAAAACAAACCGACTGAGAAACCAGTTGAAACTAAGCCAGCTGAAAATGTGTCTACTGGTAAGAAGACAGAAGTAACACCAGCTAACCCAGCTGAAAAACCAGCTGTACCAGAGGACAAACCTCAAACGCCTGGCACAACTACTACAACAGAAGGTAATTCTAACAAGACTACCGAAACTAAAACTGGTAATGACAACACACAAGTTCCCGGAAATGTTGGAGCAACTACGGGTGGAACTTCTACTACAGTAACAGGTGAAACAACAAATACTGTTACAAAACCAGCAGAAAACACACCTGCTACTCCAAATCCAGAAAAACCGGGTGAAGAAACACCTGCTACTCCAGCACCTGTTACAAAAGTTGTAACAACAAAAACAATTCAAGAGACAACTGCATTAATTCCTGGAATTGATTATGTTCAAGATGATACTTTAGAGCTTGGAAAAGAAGTTAAGGTTTCTGAGGGTGTTCCTGGATCAACTGTTACGACTTATACAGTTACTTATGAGGATGGTGTTGAAGTAAACCGTGTAGCTACCGGAACGGATACAAAACCAGCTGTAAACGCAGTTGTTCGTGTTGGAACTAAAGTTGTTAAAAACGTAGCTAAAGAAACCAAGGATATTACTAGTCGTACACCAATTCATCACGGAGTAAAACATATCGAAGATAATACTCTTGAAATTGGTAAAGAAGTTGTTGATGTTGAAGGTAAAGACGGTGAAATTGTCGAAGTCGTTCGTGTAACAACAGAAGATGGAGTTGAAGTTTCTCGTGAAGTAGTATCACACGATGAAACACCAGCAACAGACAAAGTTGTTCGTGTTGGAACTAAACCTAAAGCAACAACACCTAAGATTGAAAAAACGACCGAAAACTTTACAGTTAAGCGTGAAGTAAAAACTTCATACGACGACAACCTTGCTAAGGGTGTTGAGAACGTTATTGTCGAAGGGTCTGACGGTTCTTACGATGAAGTTACAACAAAAACATACGATGAGAATGGAAAACTTGTTTCTACTGAAAAAGAAAAAGTTAATGAAGTCGCTCCTGTAACTCGTGAAGTTGTTGTTGGTACTGGTAAAAATGTAGAAACATCACGTACTTCTGAAAAAATTGAAGTGAAAGCTGAAGTTAAAGAGATTAAGGATGATAAACTTACTCTTGGAGAACGCAAGGTTGATGTTGAAGCTAAAGATGGCTCTTATGATTTGGTAACCATCACTTACGGAGATGGGCACACAGAAACTATTCGTGAAAATGAAGTGAAGGCTACGAACGGTGTTGTTCGTGTTGGAACTAAAGTTGAACGAACTACCCAAGAGCGAGTTGAGCGTGGTGAAGCAATTACCTTCACAACTGAACGCAAAAAAGATTCTAATCTCTTTGAAGGCGATGTAGTTACAAAAGTCGAAGGCGAAGATGGTTATAAAGAGAAAGTTTTTGAAGATATCTACGAAAATGGAACTCTTGTAGAATCAAAACTTAAAGAAATTCGTGTAGGTAAGAAACCTGTAACCCGTGTAATTCACGAGGGTACAAAACCTCTATATCGTGATGATTTCGAGTTTTCTAGTGAAACTATTAAACGTGGTCTTGTACGTTTGGCTGATCCAACTATGACAGTTGGTACTGAGCGCACTTCAGAAGAAGGCGAGGATGGTCGTATTGAGTACAAAACTACTGTTCGAATCAACAATAAAACCGGCGAACGTATTCCTGGGGAAAAAGTTGAAATCTCTCGTACTCAAGCTGTAGATAAGGTTGTTTACTACGGAACAAAAGAAGCTGATTCGTCAGACGTTACAGTTCCAAAACGTGACAAGGATGATTTTGTAGACGTTGATAACTTAACCGAAAATGGTATTAATGACTACTTCAATAATCCTAACTATCGAAGCGCAAAATGGTTGCACGACAATTTGTCTCAAGAAAACAAGGATAAATTTAACGGTGAGGCACACCCTGATATCCGTGAAACTTACGGAACGTCAGCTAACAATATGACACAGGATGACCTTGATAAACTCAAGCAAATCGTTGACCTTGATAAAGTGAATCGTGTATTTGCTTCTCTTGTTAACGAAGAGCGTGCTAAAAATGGTCTTGCCCCTGTAACTGTTGCAGATCGTGATAGTGCTGTTTGGAAAGCAGCAGAAACACGTGCAAATGAAATGGCTCTTTACGGTTCACTTCGATACGGCGGAACATCAGATGGAAAACACAAACGTCCGGACGGTTCGTCTTGGAGTACAGTTTATACATCTGAAGAAATGAACAAATTTAACGGTTTGTCAGAAAATGCTGCTGAAATTTCAGGAATGAACTGGAATATCGTAAGTATCACAAACGAAGAGTATCTAGCTAAAGAGTTTTACAAGATGTGGAAAAACTCACCTGGACACTATCGCACAATGATGATTAAGGATTACAATATGCCTGTTCAAGTTGCCCTTAACTTTGGATTCGGGGCACATTCTATCACAAACGCAAATGCGGGAGCTCACAACGTCGTGGGTATGATGGAAATTGTTCGATTGGATGTCTAATTAAAAAGGATGGTATACCATCCTTTTTTTGTTTATTGATTTTTCGATTGTTTTGTGATAAAATAATATTAGATCTAAGAAAGAGGTGAAAATTAATGTTAATTAAAGATTTTACAGATGAAAAGAAAGTTTTGCTATATTTATCAAACCAAGAGTATGTTTATAATGATATCATTCTTTGTGAACATAATGGTAAGAAGTATGGTATTTTAATTAATTCAGGAAAGACAAATAAAATTGTCGAATCAGCCATAGAATTAGTTGAACAAGGATACGGTGATTGTGAGGTTGTTGATCACATAGAAGAAAAAATTAAAAATATTTTCAAATAATTTTCAAAAAACTGTTGACACAAAATTAATTCTGTGATATTATATATATAAAGATAAGAGACCACCGCTTCCTTCTTTGGTGGATATTGCAATTGAATCGCACATCTGAGACAACAGGTGCTCTTAAACCAAGTAAAAATAAAGGCTTGTTAAACCGTATAATAGCTTTTAATAGTGACGCTCGAGATCGTATTTCTCGTAAAGATTGTGGCTGAGGCGTAGGCCATCTAGAGAGACTTTCAAGTCTCTCTATTTTTTTGCGTTAAAATAGAAAGAGAATTAAAATCAAAATAGGAGGACTCTTGAATTGGCAAGAACATTCGCAACACCCGAAAACCTTGACATTAGTTATAAGTTTGTAGGTGGTAAATATAGTGTTAAAGATATGCTTTACAGAGCTATCGGTATTCCGCCAGCAATGCTGTTTGGTTTTCTAGTCGCAGCTTTGACAGAAAACGTATTGTGGGCTGTAATAGTTGCAGCTCCCTGGCTAGTTGTTGGTTTCCTAATCGGAGGATCAAAAGTTTTTGATGGTAGTATGTTATTTATCAATGCTTTAATTTTAGAGAAGAAACTAAAGAATAAAAAAATCAAGATGGTGAACAAACGTTCGTCAGCTGGTGATTTTGAAGGAGTTACAACGTAATGGGACTTTTTAAAACGAAAGGTGATGTTTCTAACAAACCATCCAAAAAAGAATCGAAAGAATTAAAGAAATTAGAGAAGAAAGGGAAGAAGAACGGTAACGTTCCTTTGCAGACGTTTGAAAATCCGTCCGTATCACCACAGCCTCAAAATTTCAACAATAATAACCAATTTCAACAAGTTGGCGGATATCCAAACAACAACTTTCCTCAAGAGAATGATGTAAATCAATATCATCAACAACCTCCTGTTTATCAACAACAGGATCCTGGTTTTGGTATAAACCAACAACCACAACAACCTCAAGGTGGATTTGTTGGAGGTTTTGATAATGGTCAAGCACAAATGCAACCATACCCTGAATTTAATTCAGTAGATCCTTACCAATCTGGATTTAATGAAGCTGATGGATACGCTTCAGTTAATTCAGTAGAAATGCAACCACAAATGCAACCAAGTAATAATTTTTATCAAAACGATTATCCTCAACAAAATACAAATCCTACGCCTCTAAACGCAAATGTTTACAACTCTAACTTTGACGAGAGATTAAACCCAGGGATGGATCCTGCGATTGGGAATTTCGTGTCTCAAGCACAACCAACAAAGGTGGATGTTACAAAGTTGGATGGGATTCAGCAATCAATAAACTTAAAAACAGCAAACTTCGAATTTGAAGAAGATTATAACCCTAGACAAGAAACAATCAAAGAGGGTATGGCCCCATCTGCATACTCACGAGGAGAAATTGATTTTTTGATTGTGGGATCTAAATATGCACGTGTATTCTGTATTGAAGGGCTTCCAGACCAAGTTTATATTGGTTATTTACGAAGACTATATTCTTCTGATTATGACCTAGATATTAATCTATCAATTCAACCACGACAACAATCTGAAGCTCGTAAAGAATTGCAAGATAAATTAACAATTGTTCGTGCTCAGTTAGAAGAGGAAATTGAGCGTGGAGCGAACCGAAATCGTGACACATTCCAAGAACAAATCGACAAATTAGAATATCAAATTGCTGAACTTGCTACACGTAACGAATTTGCATTTGAAGCTCAATTTTTATTCACTCTTTACGCAGATTCACGTGAGGAACTTAGTCGAAACACAATCGCCCTTATGCAAGAGCTTAAAGAAGAACATATCACACCACAAGTTCTTGCGCTAAGACAAGATGAGGGATATAGAACAGTTGTACCTTACGGAATTGATTACTTGCAAGATAAAAAACGAAACTTCAATACAGGTGCGGTAATTTCAAGTATTCCATTCTATATTCCAGAGCTTTACGATGATTACGGATTATATTTAGGAACAAACACCTTCAGTGGAACTCCAGCCCTTCTAGATATGTATAAGAAAGGTATTCCAAATTCAAATCTAAACGTATTTGGTACTTCAGGTTCTGGTAAATCTACGTTGGTTAAGTTTCTTACAATGCGTAGTTCTCTACACGGTATCCGAACTGTCATCATCGACCCCGAAGGTGAGTATGGCGCAATGACAAACAAACTTCACGGTGCTGTATTCCGTATGTCGACAGATCCTACAAGAGCTGTTATGATGAATCTTTTCGATATCGAGGAAGATGTGGATATCAATCCAACAACCGGAGAACAAGTTCCGACATTAGAGTTGCGTCCAAAATACGAAGACATTTCTGGATTTATTAAAGTTATTTATCCTGATATGGATAAAGGTCAAGAAGCCAACTTGCTCGAGGTTATCGAAGAATTGTACTTCAGATTTGGATTCAAAAATAATGATGTTGATAGCTTGTATGAGAACGGTGATATCATTGTAGAAAACGGAGTTCTGATTAATAACTTCCGTAAAAAACCTATGCCTATCCTTAGTGATTTGATTGACCTAATGCAAAACTTTGTATACGATGGAACATATCCAAACTTACGTGAAGTGGTAGACGCATTACAACCTTATCGAAACAATAAAACACGTGGTATGTTTGATACTCAAACACCAAAAGAGTTTCAAAACTTGCGTGATTTACCAGTTATTACTTTTGATATTTCTGGTATTGAATCAAGTGATCTTAAGACTCTTTCAATGTACGTTTTATTGAACTGGGTTTGGGAGAAATTTGGTAAGAAAAATCCTCACATCAAAAAACGTATTCTAGTTGATGAAGCGTGGATGATGATGAGCCCATCCCAAAATGGATACCAATATACCTCTGCGTTTTTAGAAACAATGAGTCGTCGTATTCGTAAACGTAATGGTGGACTATGCGTTGCCAGTCAGCGTGTTGATGACTTTAACCAAACTCAACAAGGTCAAGCAGTAATCACAAATGCACACACGACATTCCTGCTTAACCACCAAGAATCCGAAGTTCCAGCCCTAAGAAAGGCATTCAACTTGGACGAAGGGGTTATTGCCAATATTATTCAAACTGAAATTGGCCGTGTGTTAATCAAGCAAGGTACTCACCTTTACATTGTTAATACGAATATTTTTGAATCAGAAAAACGGGTTGTGGTTACAAGCCCTCAGAACCTTTCTAAGTAAAGTATTTGTAAAATAAAAGATGTTTTTTCTTGAATAATAACAGAAAAAAGCGCTACTAAAATTAAAACAGTAACGCTTTTTATTTTTAGTAAATTAAGGTGTTGGGGTTGAGTTGTCGAACCCCACCAGCAGTAACATCGATGTAATGAAGATGTTTTTTACTTGTTGGCGAAGGGAACAAATCAATTTCATCAGCCTTCAAATTTTTAAGATTAAATTGTTCTTCTAAATCAAACAATTCATCTTCCGTGATTCCACCCTCTTTTAAGGCGAGTTCGGGATTCAGAGTTCCACGTGCAAAACGTGTTGTTCCATCTTTTTTGATGTAAGAGAAATCAACCACGTTAGTCTTTGCGTCTTCGTAAAATTTTGCAAATTGAGCTGCCTTTTCTTCAGAAACAATGCCTTCCTTGATAAGGGTATCGATAGTTTGTACCATTTCCATAATAGTACCTTCTTTCTAACTCTAAGTAGAGTGATTTTATTTCTAAAATTATAGTAATTCTTTTTACTTACGTTATAAGAGTAAAATTCCTGCTATAATAGTAAAAGAAGAAGTTTTTTAGAACTGATTTATGTAGGAATTTTGTAGGAGGAATAAATAAAATAAAAAGTGAATTTCAAAAAAATAAAAAATAAATTAACGAGTTTAGCGGGTCTTGGTCTGGTCCTCTTGTCACTAGCTCCTACTGGAGCAGTTCAAGCGAAAGACTCATCCCACACGGGAGCCGCTTATCTTCAAGTTGAATTGGATCCGGGTGGTCACCGCATTCAGTCTAACGTAAGTTATTCACCTATCGGTAATGCCTGGTTCGGTCAGGACGTTACCAAGTCTCCTGAGTGGATGGCAGAAAAAATTAGTTGGTCTCCTGAGTCCTGGAAATTTACCGGAGCTTTATTAGATTCAGGAAGTGTCGATCAAGCTGTTGCAAGCGTTGGAAATATCAAGACTTTTACAACCGGTAAATACTGGTCTCCAACAAAAACGGCTGAAAGTTTTAAAACCGAGACTGCACCGATGGAAAATACGGAAACCGGTCGTGGTAACTTGGCACTAACATTCCCAGGGTGGGCAGCCGCAGACCGTGTATTCGTTTTAAACAAAGATGGAACTCACAGCAAAGGTATTGACCGAAACGCTGATGATACATCAAGCGAGTTTTCACGTATTGATTCTAAAAATGCTGCGACCGCTGCTGGTCGTGTAAACGATAATTTAGTTGCAGAATTAAATCGAGCTTTGGAAGATAACTATGGTCAACTTGTTACAAATAAAGGAAAGCGAAATCCCGACCTTTCAACAGAAGGGTTTATGAATCTGTTGTGGGCTACCGTTGGTGGTAAGTTCCCGGATACAGGGAAGACGTGGACTTACAACGAAGTTGATTATTCCATCGATACTAGCGGTTCTGTCCCAATCAAGTCGGTTTTGGCTAAAGATGTTTGGAATAAAAAGAGTTCTACTGATAAATTACTTCAAATTTACCCTAATCGTAAAGGTGCTGTAAAATCTGACGCTTATACCTATGCGGTTCCTAAAGGTTATCACGCAGGTGTTGGTTCGGGTTCTACTGTTGATAGTGGTGGTAAACGAGGAAGTGACCTTTACGCTATCACTTGGTTCGATATTGCAATGGGGGCAACTTCTGCAACAGTTCGAGCTGAAAAGCAAGAGACTGATGACAGCAACAGTACCGTTGTTGGAGAGCAAGTTGATAACTGGTTCTACAAGGCTCTATCTGCATTAGTATCAACACTTGGTGTTCGTAACGCAGATGAGTTGGTATTCGGTGAGTGGGGTAATCTATTTAAGAATAACACATTCCCTATGTTTATGGCTGTGCAAACACCATTCATTATCCTTGCGTTTATGATCCTCAGTGTTGCTGTTGTTAATGCAATCAGAAGATCCACAAAGGATTACTTGAGTGTTGGTGATGTACGTTCACTTCAAGATGTCTTTGGTCAAGCTATAAACGCTGTTTTGATGATAATTTTCTTGAATGTTATCTTATTCGGAGCAATTTATCTCAATGGTGCGTTAGTTAAAATGGCCGCTCAGATGAGTCACTTTATGAAGACAATGCAGACAACGGGTGCAGCTAGTGGTGATAATGCGGTATCATCATTCTTCGCCAATTTGCTAGGATTCTCAGGTATCACATCTATCCTTGTATCTTTTGTACTTATTGGTATTAATATCAAGTTTACGTGGAGATACGTTGCTCGTGCAATTTCATTCGGTATTTACTTCGTAATCGCTCCAGTTGTATTCGCACTTGACGCACTTAAGGGTGACGGTCGACTACTAAACTTTGGATCTGGTACAGCAAATATTATGAAAAACCTAATCGGTCTCGTGTTCCAACAAGCTCTAGACGCTTTAGGTATTGCATTCGCAATTAACGTTGGTCGAATTATCTTCGGTAATGGTGTAATCGTAACGATTCTCGGATTCTTGTCTATCGAAGCGATCACGAATGCCCTTATGGGTATGTTTGGTGTACAAGCCGGGTCAATCAGAGGTATCGCCGAGGCTGGTCAAACTTGGCACCAAAAGGGTGTTGAAGGTCTTAAACGTGCCGGTGCATTCCTTGGTGGTGCTATGGCAGCCAAAGGTTATGCTGCTGTGAAGAGTGGTAGAAATCGTGATGATGAAGCTATACTTCGCAAAAAACACGAAGTTGCTAATACTGGTGGTGTTCCTTCTGGATCAAATAAAGGAAAGAGCAACATCAAAAACAGTCTAGATCAAGAGGCTCAAGTTGCGGCTTACCGTGCCAATGAATTTGGTGAGGGTAAACAAAAAGCCCCAGGAACAACTAATATTGATAAAGAGGTTAAACCAGAATCAAACTGGGATACTCTCAAGGGTGAATATAACGATCTCAAAGACGCAACTAAAGAGAAAGCTCAAGGTGCCTACGATGGTGTGGTTGCAACTGATTGGGGTGGCGCTTTAGCAAGTGGATCCAGTAAGTTATTTGGTGCATTTACTGAAGGTGCAACAAACCGAGGTATTCACGGAGATCCAAATACAACAGTTGATAAAGCTACTCGTATTTCCGGTATGGATAGCAGATTAAACCTTAAAAATTACGATATTGATAGCAACGGAAATGTTGTTGCCAAAGGTATTAAGGGCCGTATGCAACGTGCTGGTCGTGATGTTGGACGTTTCCTTGGTGGTGCTACACTCGGTATGGTTTCGGATCCAAAATATGGAGCAAGAACACTACTTGGTGCGGCTGCCGGAGGATTATCAGCTGTTACCCCTGGTAGATTTGACGATATGGTTGCAACTGTTGCAAACATTCAAAACTATGAATCTGCCTTGACTGGTGGAAACACACATAGTTTCGGTTCACGCTTTGCGAAATCTTGGGTTGGTCGTATGGCCGGGGCTCAAGGTATGAATTGGGATGTACAAAATGTATCAGCTCAATCTATGTTCGAACCACCATCACAAGCAGGTTATACTGTTGCTGGTATAACTGGTGAATCATCAGAAGGTGTTTCTATGTACACATCTCCAGTTCACGATGATACAGAAGAAATGGTACTACGCACATCTTGGGGTGAGGGAGAAGGTAACAAAGAGCAACGTGACGTGCACTCAGCTATGAGTGAATTAAGCTCCTTTGAAAGCAATCCTAACGGAAACCACTCGTTCTCTCGTGAACAACTAACTGAAATGACAGGAGACGCTGTTAAAGGTCAGTATGCACAACAAGTTCTTAACTATATGGATAAGAGCGGAATGAGCAATATTCACTTCGAACACGGTCAGGTAGCTGTCGATCAACAAATGGTGCGTGACGCTGGAACATTCGTTAAAGAAGACGATCCTAAAGCACATTCTGCACTTGCTGTTGCAAAAGCTAAGTATGGAGAGGGAGGTTTGTATCACGACCACGAAACTGGTGCGGTAATCAAACAATCTCTTGATTCTGGTAAACCAATGGCATTTGTTCCTAAGAGCTTTGCTGATGGCGGAAACAATTACGCACTTAAACAGCGTGAAATGGATATTCAAAATCTTCGTAAATCTAAGATGGATGAATCTAAACGCCTAGAATTGACCAAGAAAGCATTCTCGGTATCTCCATCTGAATACCAAGATTTTAGACAAACACACTTCACCAAAGAGTTAAACCTTGATGGTGATAAAAAATAAAAAAAGGAGTACGTTGATTCGTACTCTTTTTTCTGTTATAATTAAAGAAAAATAATACGTCTGGATTTATTCCAGTAGAAAGAAGGTTTGAATGTTAAATTCAAAAAAATTAGTGCCGTCCTTATCCGGTATGATTTCTCCAAATCTAGTCGATGAGATTACTTCGATGTTGTTTGATGATATCAACGACGCAGATGATGGGACACTGATCGTTTATTTTGTGGCAGAATTTATGAAATCTTTTTATAAACCATATTGTGAGAGTTTGGATTTGGATGATGTCACAAAGAGAAATTTTTATTTCAATTTTTATAATAATGAATTGCTGAGTTTTACGGTCGACTATGACGACTCTGAATATATTAGTATTGAGTTTAAAAAGGGAGCACTTCTCCTTTCAGATTATTACACTAATACAGAACTTTTAAATAGTTCTCTAAAAAATACAGCAAATAAAATCTGTAAAAAATACAGAGATGAGAAATCAGAAAATGAATGGGAAGAGTGTTTCCACCGTCATTACGCTACCGCCTTTAGAGCCTTTCTTTTCAACTTAGAAGATGAGGTTCACGAGCTATTCAAAGAAGAATTAAAAGATGTTATTCTGAAATATCTGTCCGATTTGAAGATCTTATTAGAGAATTATTCAAGTAATGCAGTGAATAACGGGATTGATTATAACAATCTCAACCTTGCTGACAGTTATCTAAACTTTGTTATTGATAAAAAGTTGGATTCTAATCTTTTTAGATTGATTGAAAAAAACTTTGATAATGAACAATTGTATGTATTGTTTAATCCTGAAATTATTGGGTTGGACTTTGTATTACAAAAAGTATGTTTGGATTACAAGGAAACCAAAGAAGATTTTAATAGAAATCTTTATATTAAAAAATATATTGTTTTTTTACTTGATAAGGTATGTTCTTTAAAAGAACTAATTTCTTCTGTTCCAAAATTAGACGGAGAGGATATACTGTTTAGCCTAGTTTCCGGTGATGGCGTTTCTAAATTCGTTAGCAATTCAAAACCAAAAGATATGCAGTTTTTTGTTAATACTGTCAGAAATTTGTTATTGAGTTTCAAAGATTTAAATTTAGAGGATTTGGCAACTAGAAAAGTTTATGATTATGATGAAGGAAGCTGCTTGTCTGCGTTGTTACATAATTTATCTATTGCAATGAGTGAATATAGCAATTCAGATATAAATTATAAAATTGTTGAAGGTCTATTTATAGATAATCCAATTTCTAAGGGTGATATTGATAAACTAGTTAAAGTCTTTTCTAAGATTCAATTGTTAATTTGGGAAAACAAAGTTTTAAATCCTGAGATTATGGCAGAAAAGTATGAACTTTCCTTGTTGGGTATCAACACAACTTTGAAATTTGCTGAAAATACAACTGGTCTTAACAAAGACACTTATGATTACTTTGTTGGTAAATTTTTCCAAACAGTTGACTCGACTTATCGTAAGGATTTGAATTTGGGAATTAGAACCATAGTTCATAAATTGATTTTAGATGTGGATGATAATGAAATAGCCATATCATTTAAAACATTAACTAGCCTCTGTACAACTTCTAAAGAAAAAAATCTACTAAATTCAATTACATATATTCCTAGAAATAAGAAGATTGTTCTTTACGATTTACCAGGATTGAACTTCGATAATAGTGCTATTTTTACACTTTCAAGAATTTGCAAATACTTTAATATTGTTGATGAAAATTCAAATGTCGACACTGATATGATTGTTTGTTACGACAAAAATGAATCAAAAAGTTGGGGTTTATTGTTTGATTGTATTAATGCAGGACATCTAGATTTTAATGATCACATTGAAGAAGCAAGACTTTCTATGAAAATGCTAAATATTTGCCCTAATTAAAAATTAAAATATCGCTTAATATAAGGTTATGCGATATTTTTTTGTTGACTAAGAGAAAAATTATGCTATAATAGTAATAAGAAAAATAAAATAAAATTATTCTTTCTTTACTCACTGTGGATATAACCACGTAAAAAATTGGTTCAATAATTGTGAAAGGTTATTGGATCTTAGCGCAACAAATAATCGATGACAACTTTAAAACTAGAGGATAACATTCTCAGTGATAGTACAAACCAGACAGCTTTCCTTTTGGACTCTTTGGTTAGCGGAACTTGTTGAGAATGTTTGATTTGATGTTAGGAAGGTTCGAATTGAGAATTTGATTGCTGCTTGGTGTTGAATTGCAACCTCGGCACCACATTGCACCTATTTGTCTTTCGTGCCACGACGGCGTAATATCCTTGCAAGAGGATATTAGAAGTCCTTAAAATTCACTCTTCGGAGTGGATTTTTTGTTTTCTATTATAATTTAAGAGAAATAAAAAAAACTGAATAAAATTCAGTAGAAAGAAGGAAATCTATGATTACGACAGAAAATGAATCGTTTTCTAAAATTATTTTAAATTGGTTAAAAAAAGAATCATCTTTAGCTTTAAATAATTCTGTGAAATTCAGTAAAAATTTCAAGAAAACATCTGGAGATAAATTTGGTAATTGTATCGTTATCAATCCTAAAGAACACCGGCTTGTTTTAACAACATATTCACATTTTTTAAATAAATTGATTTGTAATGGTTGTATTTGCTTATATTCAATTGATGTTAATAAAATTGAGGGGGATGTTGATACCTATATCAAAAACTCCTTCTCTGATTATCTATTGGGATTTAATGTTTCAACTTTTAATGCAAATTTGTTTCGTGATAATGAAAATTTTACAAATTGGGGCGGTGAATTATTCAATAAGATAAAAAGTGAATCAAGTTTTGATTCTAACAACAAAATTTGCAGCTCAACTCGAGAACTAATTAAAGAATTGTTGAACTTTGCTTGTGATAGGGTTTTAGAAGAAGAAATTTGGGAACTCGTTGATGAAGGGATGATGTCAGATGAGATTAGCCTTATGGGGTTGAGTGTTAGAGCGTTTTCAGATTACGATCATCGAATCTTTTTCGGAGAAGAATTATCAAAGAAAATTTCACTTTGTTTCTTACGACAACTTGGTGAGTTTAAAGAAGCCCCTGGAGTTCCAGAGACTGTTTATAAATTACTAAAAGATTCTGTAAGTACAGAAGAATTATCGAATATCTTCTTTAATCTATTCCTGAACGATTACTCTGATGATTGGACTGAATTAACAACAGAAAAATCTTCAAAAAAATTCAATCACTTTTGGAATTATTTTAATAACAAATTGTTGCGTGCAGATTCACTAAATAATAGTTTATTCGAAGATCTTATTTCAGAGACACTAAAAGGATCAATTGATTTTCTTGATGTTTCAGGAATTAAAGAGCGGGAATACAAAGTCTCTGCTGATTTTATCAAAGACAGAAAACTTTCAAAAGATTTATTCGTTTTCTTTGAAAAGGTTGCAGAGAAATCCGGCGATAAAATCCGATTAGTTCCTGAAATTTATCTTAACCACGATCCAAAACGTGCATTTGATATTTTATTGCACGCTGATAAGGATATTCTTCAATTAAGTGATATTCTATCAGAAAGCGAACGCTTTGAACATCTAGATTTAGATGTATTTAAAGACTGGCTTTCAATTATGAAGAAATACAAATATATGTTGAAGAAATACAATATTGAAGATATTTACAATGAGGATTGTATCACAGGCCTCCAACACAGTTATTCAGATTGGGTATTGTATCAATCAATTCCGGGAAGATGGTGATTTTATGAATGATTTAAATAGTTACAAAGAAAATTCGGTATTAAATAGGGATGTTGTTTTATTCTATATTGAACCGTCAGTCTTAGGGCATATTTCAATTGAAGAATTGGACAGAATGAATAAACATTCAGAAGAATCTAACGTTAAATATCGGGTGATCCCGAAATTTCATCACTCAAAGGATGATGTTAACAACGATAACCTTTTGGCTCCGGTTACTTTGGATGAAGATACCGAGGTTGAATTGCTTGAATTTTACAAAAAATTGAACGAACAATATTCGAACATTAATTTTGATGATGTTCTAGAATACTTAAATTATTTGATTGAATTTAAGAATTTTTTGATTAAAATTAAAGCAAAATCAAACCCTTATTCTCCTTATTTCATTGAGGATTGGCTAGAAGATAACTATAAAAATTCTATTCAAATAGAAGAATTTAATTTTTTAAAATTTTAGAAAATAGTAAATAAAGGGGCTTCTAGCCTCTTTATTTATTTCAGATTATTAATTTGATCTATTATAATTAAAGAAATAAAAAAGTTCTGGATATATTCCAGTTAGAAAGAAGGTTTGTGATGGAATTTATGATTAAATTTTGGATTACCTGTTTGATCTATTTGGTGTTCATCTTTTACCCAGCGAAAAAACGAGTTCTAGACGGATTTATTGAAAACAAGAAGGATTTGAAACGATATATTGTTGTTGACTTCTTTGTTTATGTTGTTGTTTTTACATTACTGACAATTTTAATCCGTGGAACTATTGGTGGCAGCGAAAGTATTATTGAATCAACTTCAAGAAACTTCCTTGCGTTGATCGTTGGGTATGGATTGACATACTTCAGTTTAAAATCCTACTATAAAGAGTAGATTTTAAAGACTGTTTGGAACAGTCTTTTTTAGTTATCACAGAGCTTATATAATTTAAGAGAATAAAATAAAAACTGAATTTATTTCAGGAGAAAGAAGGAAATTTTAATGGAAACAATGACAACTATTGCAATCACATTTATTGCACAATTTGTGGGATTCTGGACCTGTGCTTATTTTGGTAATAGAGGAGAGGTTATTCGTAGAGAATTGGTTAATGCAGATATACTTGCAATTAAGCTAAAAATTAGCGTTTTTGTATTTTTATTTTCAAATCTGATCATTTCATTATTCTTGTTGAAAGCTAACTCGCTAATCTTTTTCATCACAGGAATTTTTACAGTAATTATCAGCCACACAGTTGCATATTTACAACTTAAAAAACTTTACAACAAAAAGTAGAAAGGAAATTCAAGAAATGTTAAAACTTATTTTGGCCATTTTATATCTTGTACTAGTTGTTGGTAAGGTTAGTGGGCTACTAGAAATTAAATTAATCTTAACAAAGAAGGGATTATTGAGATCTGTTATTTTGTACTCAATGATCATTGAGTTGATAACATTTTTAACTCTTGTTTATTCCCCAAGTCCGGATTGGATTTACTTTGTTTTTCAAACACTTGCTGTAATTTTATCAGGAGTGGCAGTCTACTATTTCTTTTCAGATAGCTGTAAAGATAGCTAAAAAGGATTGATATTATTTAATCCTTTTTTTATTTTTATATTTTTCTATATTTATATTGACTTAATAAAAATAATACGCTATAATAGTAATATAAATTAATTATCAAAAGTGATAATTAAAGAAAGATAAACATTATGAAATGAGGATATAAATTTGAAAAAAACAGTAGGTATTGTATTTGGAACATTTGCGCCTTTACATCGTGGGCACGTGGATTTAATTCAACGAGCAAAGAAACAATTTGATAAGGTTGTGGTTGTTGTGTCTGGTTACAATGATGATCGTGGAGATAATATTGGTCTTAATTTAAAGAAACGATTCAGATATGTTCGTGAGGCATTTGCTGGTGATGAGGTAATCTCTGTAACATCTTTAGATGAGACTCTAATTCCACGATATCCAGACGGGTGGGAACCTTGGCTGAAAAAATTGCAGGAAAGTGCTGGATGGGACGATCAAAAGTTTGATTACACTTTTGTAGTTTCAGAGGTTGAATACAAAGATGAATTGGAAAAACGTGGGTACAAAGTTTTTTATGGAGAACGAACATTGGACATTTCTGCCACTATGATTCGTGAAAACCCGGACAAGTACTGGCGCTACATCTCAGCTCCGTTCCGTAGACACTTCACAAAGAAAGTTCTAATTATTGGAAGTGCAAGTAACGGGAAAACGACGCTTGCAACTGATCTCGGTCGATTTTATGACGCTCCGGTTAGCTTAGAATATGCACGTGAATACCAGATCAAATATAATGTGAAAGATGATGAGCTTTCACAAACCGACTTCCATTATCTTTTGCTCAATCAATATCAACAAACCGGTAATATGATTGATTCTAAGGAAAATCGTGGCTTGGTTATAGCTGATACAAACTCAACTGTTACCAAGGCATACTATGATTATTACCTAAAAGGTCAATCTCCAGTGGAAGATAAATTATTTGATGGAATGTTCAATCACATCAATAGTAAAGAACGTTGGGATCTAATTATTTTTGTAAAACCAACAGGCAAGTACGTAGATGATGGTTTCCGAGACCAATCTATGGCGAGCGACAATGAACGAGATAAATTCTCAGAATACTTAGATTCTTTGAGAGCTATTTTCCACCAGGATACAAATGTTGTTTATTTGAATGGTGATTATCTTGAAAATTACCAGAAAGCAAAAGCTGCAATTGATGAAGTTTATAACTTTGACCTGTAATTATGATAGAAAGGGGAAATATTTTCTCTTTCTATTTCTTTTTGCTTTAAAATGTGATATACTGATATCAGATGAAATAAAGAAGGTGGGTGTTTTTGCTTGAATATTGCACTTTTCCACAAAGGACTGATTTGGTGGGGATTTATAAAGAGAGAGAATAAGTTGAAGAATTTTATTCTTTTATTATCTTGGTTCATTCTGCTTGTTAATCCAATATTGCAATCGAAATATTTATTAGGTAAACTAAATGTGTTGCAATCCATTTTATTTCTTTTAATTACACTTATTTTCTTTTTTGTTTGGAATTTAAAAGATATTCATTTCAATATTTACTCAGTCTTATCTGAATATTCAAGAGAGATGAAGAGCAGCAAAGTATATTTCAAAACCAATTTAAATAGAAAATCTGTTGATGTGTTGGTTTCTACTATAAACAAAAAAAATAAAAAAAGTGACGATGAAGATAAAGATGGTGATAAAACTATAAATATAAAAGATTTATCTGAAAAAATCAAAAAAAATTACAACAAATTTGAAAACATTAAAAGTGGTGAGTTTAGTAGCGGTATATTATCCTTGTGGGTAGACAAACAATCGTTTTTTTCGGAACGTTTTGCAAATAAATTTTCACCTTATAGGAATTTGCCTTTAGTACTTCTTGTTTATATTTTTTATCTTTTTGTACTCCTTATCTTTTCTGGAGTTTATTATTTAATTCCGATTTTGGCGTTTCAAGTTGTTGCTAATAATATAGCAAATAAAAGAGAGGCTATTTTATTTTTAGAAGATACTGTATCAGAATTTGAATTTTTTGACTCTGTTGATCAAATCTATAAAATGATGATTCAATTAGAAAATCTATTTGATGATGGAACTTTTGAAAATAATATTTTTATTAGATGTATAAAGGATTTAAGAGATAAATACTACGATAAGGATTAGGGGGGTTAAATCTTACAGCTATCGATGAGCTGAATTAAATTAAGAAAGAATATAAAATTAAGAAAGTAAATAAACTTTTAGAATAGGTTAGGTGAGTGATGGATATTGTAATTGTTAAGGAGGGTTTGATTTACTTTTCAAATCTAGAAAAGGAATCAAAATTCCGCAAAATTTTATTTTACTTTGCTTGGACATTTCTAGCAATTGTCCCGATTTTAGAAAAGTTATTGTTTGGTGCTAATATTAGTCTTATCGAGATTACAACCAATATTGCGCTAACAATTATTTGTATGTTTACAGTTCTATTTATAATGTTTTATCAAGGATCTGCCTTGTTTTTACTAAACGTTAAAAAGAACATTGTATTTGCTTATAAAGATATTGAAGAAAAAATTAAGAATACAGATGAAGGTAATATCTCTGAAGAACTATTGAGAAACTTCACCGAATCTACAAAAATCTTCTTCAATTCACAGATAAATGAAGATTCGTGGGAAAAGAGACAGTTAGATTTTGTTCAGAGGATGTCAAGCTGGAAAAACTTGTTTATTGTATCTGTTATCTTTATCATTTTTGCTTTTAATCTGAACTCGCTGATAAACTCGGTATTATCAGCTCCAACTATGATTATTATTGGGTTGATAATGATAATTTCAAAACCAAATAATAAGGACTTGACATACTTTTACACTTCCAGACCAGAGTTTGTTCAAACTATGGCTGCAATTGAGTCTACATCAAAATTATTGCTTGATTTAGATTTTAATGAACACGAGGATTATGAGGGTATTAACGAGTTCTTTAAATTCGGAATTTCCTGCGGGTTCTTTAGAAAGAAAAAATAAAAGAGAGTTTTAAACTCTCTTTTTATTATTCGCTAACTAAAACATTTACAGCTTTAAATTTTCTCAGCCCAAAACCAGTTAATATTTTATATATATATTTAAACCGTTTTAATAGGTTTAATAGGTTTAAATTTTCAAAACTTTCAAATATAGACAGCCACCTCTCATCTGGAAATAGATTGGATTCTTCTTCATTCAAAAACTTCTCATAAATCCAGAACGTAGAAAATACCTCTTCCCTAAAAGCGTATAGGAGTTTGCCTGAACTTAGAAGTCTAAACCATTCCCACTTAAAAGTTTCTTGCAGTTCTCTTTTGATATTATCTCCTAATTCATCGAATTTAATACCCGATAATAAAAATAATCGGTATAGTTTTTCATTATAAAAAGATCTAAGAGTATCTTTTGATGAAATTAAGTTTTCTGAGTACTCTCTCTTCGCTACATTTAAATCTTCAATCAAGGCGGAAATATAAATTTCTAGCACAACTCCAGTAAGATTTAAGCCGTATTTTATCTTTGCTGGGGTTAAAGTATACGGATCGAAAAAATACTGAGACACACCCGTATCAACATAATTAATAAAATATTTTTTTAAATCATTTTGATTGAAGCCGATTCCATACCCCCCAGAAGCTACACGATTATAACTAGCTAGATTAAAAGATAGAACATACTCGTTACTAACTTCAGAAGACCAGGACAATTCTTCCAATTTTTCTGACAAAAAATCCCTGAACCTTTCGATATCAGTGAATGTTTGATGAGTAATTTCACTATCTTTAGAAAAAATCGGGTTGAGGTTGTTATAAACTATGATTGAATATTGATCGAACTTTGTTGGGTTAATAAAAAATCGTTTGGTTTTTGTATTATAAAACACGCAAGATAAAACAAAAATCGGATTTGTTTTTATTTGTTCAGAAATTGTGATAGCAACTTCTTCAAAATTTTTGTAATTTTTAATAGCCTCTTTAAATTCAAAAAAATAATCAATGAACAATCCTCTGGATTTTACATCTTTAGAATTTAACATTCGTTACCTTCTTTCTAATTTCATTTTCTTAAATTATATCAGGTAATGATAGGAATATCTCATTCATTAAAAGTGTGTGGTTGGTGTGTTTGAAACTGTCGGAAGATTGTCCGGGTTCCAAAAATAAAAAAAGTTGCTTTAAGTCCTTATTGTGGTCGAGTGGTAACGCATTAGAATATCTAAATCAAAAATAATTAAAAAAGGCGGTACGTTGTACTGCCTTTTATTTTTTAACTCTTTTTCTTTTGTTGATTTTTATGATGTTTACGTTTTTTGTGGTTTTTTCCTTTTGATGAATACTTTTTGTCAGGCTTGCTGTTTTTGATTTCAGAAAAAGGAACTTTTGTTTTAATTTCAGGATACAAATTTTCAAATCTTTCTTCTGAATTTTCTCCAGTCTTTTGGTCGTTGTCTTTATTTATTTCAGATTGATTTTCGTCTTTTTTATTGAGTGGATCAACCCCGATTAAAACTGTCTTCTTATAAGGCAATGTATTTAAAGACTCTTTTCCGTTTGAAATTTCACCCAAAGCTGAAATCTGGATTCTTTTTAGGAGCATACCGCTAACCTTATCTTCTAAAACAAATTCAATTCTATGAAGTCTTAAATTAGAAGACTCGGTTTGTTCTGTTGTAATTTTGAGATCCGCAACCTTAAATTTGTCTACATATTCAGGTTTTAAATATAAAACTTTTAAATCGAAAGGAATGTTGGTTTTCTTGTTTCCTTTTCTAAAAATTTTGTTTAATATTGATCGTTGGTATAGCGTATATTCTTTTTTAAGAAGAGATCTATTTTGAAAAACCCTTTCCTCTAAAACAATATTCATAGCGTATGAGAAAGCCATCAATCCAATGAAAAGTAAAATTGTTGAACCAAACATATAATAGGAATAATTTGAATACGTTTCGTACAAATAAACCTTTTCTGGAAGTAATTCAGACGAAACGGTTGAAATATCTGGTTTAACTAGGAACGTCATCTCAGGTTTGACGAAGATTGGTGAAAGCGCAAATCCAAGCATAATCTGTACCTTCCAATTAATCCAACCGTATGTATATCGAAGACGATTTAAAAACGACTCCTCTGATTTCATAAGTGGCGGAAAATCTAACCGTTTTGAACTAATCAAAAATTTTAACAAAAATAAAATAAAAAAGAGTATGGTAAAGATACCCATAAATTTATTCCAATAAAATTTATCATAGCTCGCAGCAGATGTCAATATCCAACCTAAAATAACACCAAGTGTAATTGTACCAGCAACTTTGTATAGGTTTTTAACAAAAAGCAACAATCTAATAATTGGCTGTTTGATAGGTGATTTTTCTGTTTTCACTTTAATTCTCCTTTATTTTGTTTTCTACTATCCTATTTTATCATTAATTTTTATAAAAATCAAGGTGATTTGGATAAGCATTTTGTAACAGTTCTGTAATATTATTTAACATAGTGATAATTGTAAAATAGGGTTATGTAATAGATAAAAGGAAGGTGTTACGTTTGAATTTAAAGAAGACGTTGTTGGTTGCACCCGTAATTATTGGTGCAGTTTCACTTGGATCTCAAACCGGTTTTGCGGATGAAATTTCGACAAAATCATTAAATAATATTGAAACAAAAACTGTTTACTACTCAGGAAATTCCTCCGCACAAATGGATGAAAATAGTCAGGATAGTTTGGTGTCTAACGAGCATTATAAAAGCACTCAAGACTCAAATGCTGGTGTTTCTGCAACAGTTTTAGCAGATGAAAACGACTCTAATGTAAAAGGATTGCTTAGTGAAAAAGCTTTGACTGAAGTGAACTCTTCTGAAAAACTTTCAGAAGCTGATAAAGCTAAAATTGCTCAAGAAAAGGCAGAAAAGGAAGCTGAAGAAAAACGAAAAGCTGAAGAAGAAGCTGCCAAAAAAGCTGAAGAAGAGCGCAAAGCTAAAGAAAAGGCTAGAGAAGAGTCTAGATCTTATAGCACACAGGGTTCTAATGAGTATAGCACCGTTGCCGGTGTAGATGGATCCGCCGATATTCAACCTGATTATTCCGGAAATACTTACCCCGCTGGTGAGTGCACTTGGGGAGCTAAAGCATTAGCACCTTGGGTTCATAATTATTGGGGAAACGCTAATCAGTGGCCAGCTTCAGCAAGAGCTGCCGGATACACAGTTGGAACACAACCAAGAGTTGGTGCGGTTATCTGCTGGCCTTATGAAGGTTGGGGTTACGGACACGTTGCAGTAGTTACTGCGGTAAACGGAAATCAAATTCAAGTAAAAGAATCTAATTGGGGCGGAAATCGATACATCGCAAACTTCCGAGGTTGGTTCACCCCAGATTCTAGTGTTGTTTATATTTATCCAAACTAAAAAAAAATAAAAAGGAGCTTAAGCTCCTTTTTTATATTACTTGTTGTAAGACACTTTAATCTTATTGGAAGGTTGGGAGTACGATGTTGGTGTTACTACCAAAAACTCAGGATAAAACATTTTTAAACGAACTTCGATTCCTCCGTCCGGAAGATCCAGGATCATTGCCGTTGATGGACCAACAATATCAACGTCCTTACTTCCAATCAATCTTTTAATATCGTTCAAGATATTCTTTTTTGAATTTTCATCTGTTATAAATTCAGGAGGATGAATTTCAACATTAAACGTTACAGCTTTAGGGGTTCCGTTTTCTTTTGTATAAAAGGAGCTAGGAATATGTAACGCCCCAAATAGTTTCATAATTTCAGAATAATCTCCGATAATAATATTCCCTTTTACAAATCCAGACTCATCAACTCTAACTGTTTGAGAGTTGATTTTTCCTTGTGTAAAAATGTTACTTTGTCTTACTGAGATGATCGGCATTGTTCTTTTCCCCTTTGTTTTTTAGTTTTTCTAATTTCTTTAAATCTCTTAGTCCAATAGACCAAGTTTTATATTGTAATCCGTCTTGATGTTCTCTTAATGGTTGTAAATATTCATACAATTCTGCTGTAAATTCAAACTCAATTTCGCCAACCGGTAAATCTTTGAAGTTTTTATTAAAAACACTTTCTTTTACTTGGATGTGAACGTGATCTCGAAACTCGTCCCCGGATGATACCTCTAGCACTCGTTTGAAAATAACTCCGTGTTTGTAGTATTTTTTATGTGGACTAATTTTGTGGTTTATCTTAACACCATCGTAAATCGCACGAAATCGAAGTCGCTGTCCTAGAAATTTTTCGAAGTGTTGATTCGACAGGTTTTGATTCACAGAAATACACCCCCTTTACATTGATAAAAATTTTTCTCTTTGATGTAATGCCCAGCCGTAAAATGCTGTTAAACCACCAAACCACTTCAGAGCAATAATGATATTCTGACCAACACCTTTAACATTAATGTCAGTAGGTACAAAATACAAAACAGCTAAGAAGATTAACGCTTCAATAACAATTAAGATATTAAATAATCGAACTTTATTTTTAATATCGTAGTACTTATTTTTCATTTTTTAAAAATCCTTTAGGTTTAAATTTTCCTTCTTAGATTCCTTCTTGTACTACTATCTTACTGTATCACAAAACAGTTTTAAAGTCAAGTAGCAATTTTTTTAATTATAAAGTTTTATTTTCTTATGTTTTTTGGCAATTATTCTTAATTAATAAAAGTTGAGAGTTGTAACTACAACAGTTTCAGCTATTCATTTCTTATATAATGATAGAAAAGAATTATTTTTTATTTCTATTGAAATAAATAGGTATTTTGACTATATAATAGAAAGAGTAAAAAATAACAATAAAAGGAGGTAGTCTGCTACTTGGACGAAAGAGAATTTCGAGATCTAGATCAAGAGGCTACGTTAGGGAGCCAGGATCAACAATCTCGTGCTATCGAAGATAGCGCACAACAAATGGGAGACAAAGCTAAGGAGTTCGGTAGTAAGGCTGCCGATAGAATCAAGAGCAAGTCTAGCGAACATATCAAGAAACAACTTGGTGTTGACAAAAAATTAAATCAAATAAAAGGCAAGGGAACTCAAGCCCTAAAAAAAGGTACAACAAAGGCTGGTAAAGCAGCAACAAAAGGTGCTAAGAGTGCGACAAAAGCCGTTAGCAAAAGTATGAAAAAAATTGCTGGTAAATTTGCCAAGCAATTTGCAAAGGCAGCTTTAAAGGCGGCACTTCCTTATATTGGATGGATTGCTGGAGGGATCGTTGTGGTTGCGGGAGTCTCTTTTGCAGCTGGAGTTATTTTAGATAATGAAGCCAGTCGTACAAACGAGGCAAACTATCAACACGCAAGCGTTAAAGATGTAAACCACGTAAGTAAAAATGGTATTGAACTAACAGATTCTAATAACGTATTCTTCAACAAAGCAACTAAACGTTACGAGTTGGGTAAAGGGCGTGCTCCAACACAAGCCAATAAGTTGTACTACGTTTATTATGCTGTAATGAGTCAACAATCTCGATGGTTCGTTGAGTTTGAAAGAACATCTACAAAACCAGGAGATCCTGACGCAGGTACAGAAAAGAATCCTTACTGGAAACCGATTAAGCGTGAAGGTGATTATGCGAAATACACCCTAGATGGATATCTGTTCAACAATAACGTTATTGATAAGGTTAATTTGAGACCGGTAAATCCAGACAAACCTCTGACATTAGAAAATCTTATCGATGAGAAGGCAGCTTCTGCTGTTAATAAATTGAGTTTGAATACAAACCTTCTTTATTTATTAAACTCGACATTGAACGGTAATTTGCACGGGACTGGTAAGAATGAGATGTTCTTTGCTGAACAATTCATTAAGCCGGTTTATCACGATTCCACAGATTACTCATTCAAGAGCTTAACCGCTGTACGTGATATGACAGATAAAGAAAAAGAGGAGTATAAGGCAAAAGCTCACGGAGATTCTGAAGATGGAAAACAAGAATTGGAGTTTCAAAAGAAATATGAACGTTGGGGTCAAACACTTGATGTTCAAAACGAAGCTCGTGGTGGTACATCTTCTGCCGGGGATAAAGACTACGGAAGTACAGACTCTGCCGATGGTATTGATAACGAAATTCTTAAAAAGGCATACGAATGGGGTACTAGCCAACTTAATAAAGGTATCACATATTCGATGGCAAATCGTAACGGGCCCAACTCTTATGACTGTTCCAGCTTTGTAACTCGTGCTTTAACAGAAGCAGGTATGACAGGTGTTGATGGATTATCAACGGTTGGTATGTTGACAAACTCAAACGCATTTGGTCAAAGCGGTACAAAATTCAGACAAGTTGATTATAAGACAGCTAAAAAGGGTACAATCATTGTAGTTGGTGGTTTGTCAGGTGCTGGTGCAAACGGGCACACATTCTTCTTGGCCGAAGATTATCACGGTGATGACACGAAAGTTTTGGAATGTAACTCTGGTACTAACGGTATCGCAAATCACCAAACATTCAAGACTCAATCTATGGATTACAACCAAGTTGTAGCGTTAGAGCCGATTATTGAAGGAAATACAGGTGGTTCAAGCTCATCTAAAACTTCTAAATCTAGTGGTAGCAAGAAGCATAACACAAGCGGAGATTACACAAAAGATACTAAAAACAAATATCAAGGAAAAGTTTCAACAGGGAAACTTGATGTTGAATCTCGTGTATTTGATACTGCTTACAGCCCCACAATTCAGAAAAACCTTTTCCGTGTTGAAAATATCAACGAAAACATTTGGACTCGTGGAGATTTCTATATTTCGGGAGAAACAGGGTCAATTTCTTCAATTCCGAATGAAATCAACGTGGCTAAATATTTAGTTGCAACAAACAACTCCAAATTCCAAATTGGTAGTGGGCCAACAACCGGCAAGGAAGGTAAGGCTGAACGACCAGAAAGCAATGACGCATTATTACCACCAGAATATCGTGATTATCGTGATGAAATCACAGCCTGGTCATTCAAAAACGGATACAACCCTGCATTCATTGTTGCGATGATTAAAGTATTGTCTGACGATGGTAATGCTCAGATGGTAGGTTCCAAGTTTAACTTCTTAAACGATAAGGACGCTGTTGTTACAGAATCTTCTTCTGATAGTGATTCAGACAAGAAAGAAGATAAGGACAAAGAAAAGAAAGAGACGGAAACAACAGAAAGCAAAGATAAGAATAAGGATTCTACAAAAACAGATTCGGAAGAAAAGAACGAAACTGATGATCCTACTTGGAAGGATTATGGTAAAAAATACTATAAATATGAATCTAAGGTTTCTGATATTAATTCAGGTCTTGACTACTTCGCTAGCAAACTTACAGAGAAGAATGAAGGTAAAGATTGGAATTACGATGTTGCTAAGAAGTTGAAAATTAAAAAAGCCGATTACAACAAAATAAACGAAGTATTTGCCAAAGCCGGTGGTGTTGGTGAAGCTCGAGCAAAAATGAACTCTGACCTTAGTGATGTAACAGTTTACACGTATGATGGTAGCGGAAATGAAGATCCTAAAGCTCTAGGTGTTATCTCTATTGATGGTAAACCAGACGAGACTGAAATTGACGGATACAAGAAATACGTACCAGTTAAACGAAACATCAAACAAGCTGACGCAGTTGTTCCAAACACAGCTTCAAAAGATCACCCATACGCTATCAAGCGTGGTAAAGACGGAGAGCCTGAAAAGAAAAAGGGTGTTTGGGATTATGGTTTTGGATCTATTTTCAAAATCGCAAAACAAACATACGAAGCATACGAAATCGGTATCGACGAGCACGGTAATTATTACATCGCTAAAAATGATTCAGAAGGATTGTTGTCATTCTGGATTAATAAAGATGTAACCTCTGATACACAATACCAAATCCTTGGTGCTACAACAGCGTTCGGTTCTATCGATATGTCTAAAGAAATTGTTGAATCTCAATGGGAGATTGAACAAGTCATCGAAAAACTTAAACGTGGTGAAGCATTAAGCGGTGCGGATATAGCACTTCTTGATAAGCACAAGGAAGGTACTAGTCTTCGAGTGAATGGTAAAGAAGTGGTAGCCGGAGAAAACAATTTCTTCGTTTCAACAAAACCAAGAATTGATAAGGATCCGGAAGTTCAAAACATTAACGGTGCACAGTACCTATACGATTATGTTATGAACTACGAAACTTACATTCCATCAACCACTCAAAACAAATTGAATGTTGTCGATCGCTGGAAAGCAATGAACGACGCTAATGCGTCAACACAAGAAGCAACAGATAAGATTCTTGATATCTTCAACAATTTGATTGGCGACGGTAAATCTAAATCATCATCATCTTCATCATCTGGCGGTTCAACCGAAGGTGGTGTTGGTGACGGCGGATTGGATCAATCAGAGCAAGCCAAGAAAGTTCGTAAGGAAGTTTACAAGTTGCTTATTGACGGTGGTATGGGTAGTGTTGGTGCGATCGGTATTATGACAAACTGGGTTGCAGAGTCAAATATTGACCCTACCACAACATACGGAGAGTATGTATCTAAGTACGTTGTTTCAGAGCAAGATAAGTACACTGCATTTAATACAGACAAGCCTATCGGTTTAGGACAATGGTTAGGTGGTCGTAAGACACACTTGCTAGAGTACGCCAAACAGAAAGGTAAGAACTGGTCTGATACGGATCTTCAAATCGACTTTATGTTGCGTGGAGAACCGGAAAGCATTCGTGCAACACTTCCTTTAGTTGCCCAAGCGAAAGACGTTACGCAAGCCGCCTCTCGATTCTTTATGGGTTGGGAAATCCACGGTGGTGGTGCTTCATTTGCGGATAACGATCCAAATTCTGATCCATTAGCAGTAGCTAATAATATCAAAGGTCACTTAAGCAAAGAAACATCAGACGCACTTTGGAAGGAACTTGTAGTTCCAGAAGGTGAAGTTAAGCCAGACTTATCTAAACTTTCTAACGGATCAAGTACTTTATCAAATTCAGGTGGATCTAGCACGACTGGTAGTTCAGGTGCAATTTCAAACTGGGGAGATGGAAGTGGATTCGCAGGATTGATAGCAGACTTCTTAAGTAAGATTCAAGGTACAGTATTAACACTCTTTGGTGGAAATGAAAACTGGGATCCTACGATGTTTGCAACTGATCCAACAACCAACGAGCGAAGTTTGTTTAGCAGTAAAAAAGAAAACGGTGGTGAAGTCGAGAAGTGGTTTGAATCCGGTAAACTTTACATCAACGGGGCCGACGCTTACACTTGGACACACAAAGCCAATAAGCAATCTGAAAAGAATGCGACAATGTTAGTTCGACAATTTGTAGCTTCGCTTGAATCTCGTGAAAACCGTCCGGTTTATTATGATGAAATTTATGATAACTGGAACGAGTATGAAATTTCACGTATTCTAGAAGAAAACTACAAGTTAGTCTTCAAAGGATTATTCAAATCTCAAAAAGACAATGCGAATGAGCGTAAGGCTGATATCACAAGTGGTCCATTCAAAGGTGTGGGATTGGGCGAAACTGAAGTAATTTCAGGATATGGTTGGAGAAAAACTGGAGATAAAGTTGAATTATTCCCTGGATACACATTCAAGCACGAAGATGGTGCTGAAATTACAGCTATGAAAGCTGGTAAGGTTGTATACGTAGGTAATGACTTAACTACTGGTCAAAAAACAATTATCATCCGATCCAAGAACAACACCGAACAAATCGCTTACTCTGGATTTGGTTCTTTAGCTGGATTTAAGGTTAATGACAATATTCAGGCAGGAGATGTTCTAGGTAAAGCCTCATCTTCAGGTGAGATTAGTATCTTTGGTATTCACGCTCGTGAAGATGTATCAAAAGGTCTACCAACATTCCCTACTGAAGTTGACAACAACTCTGCTTACTTCGACTTAGGACACAACTTTGGTATTTCTGCGGATGGACGTAAGAAGTTGCTCAAAGAGGTTAACGGTTACGACTCTGACAAGAATACTATTAAGAAACCTAAAGCAAGTAGTATGAAAGGTAAATCCGCAAAACTATCAAGCTTCATAAGTAGCGGTGGTGACGGCGACGGTGGTAGCATTGGTGATGGATCCTTCAAGGATATTCAACCAAACTATTCCGGTATCACATCCTATCCTCACGGAGAATGTACGTGGGGAGCTAAGGCTCTTGCGCCTTGGGCTGGAGACTATTGGGGTAACGGTGGTCAGTGGGCCGCTTCTGCAAGATCCGCTGGGTTCACAGTAAACGATACTCCAAAAGTTGGTTCGATTGCTTGTTGGACTGACGGAGGATATGGTCACGTTGCTGTAGTAGTTGCAGTAGAAAGTAAGGGACGTATCCAAGTTAAAGAGTCAAACTATAACGGAAATAGATACGTATCGAACTTCCGTGGATGGTTTGATCCTAGATACGCACAAGGAACTGTTTCATACATTCATCCAAAATAAAAAAGAGAGAGTTAGATCTCTCTTTTTTGTTATTGTTTTTTTGATGTTGATGAATAGAAAAAACGGGATGAATTTAGCTCAAAAATAATTTTATTATAGAACGGATATGAAATGGTCAGATATCTATATTTATCTGAATTTTATTTTATAGTAAGGATAATAATTTCGGCTTCGTTGTCGACTCTTTATTTTTATATAATTTTCAAAAAAATAAAAAAGAAAGAAGGTAGCAATTTGCAAAAAACAAACAAGAAAAATGTCCAATATCTGAACGAATTTCAGAAGGATTACAAAGATGTTCTTGAGTTATTTCAGAAATTAAAATATGACCTGGATTATCAAAAGAAATTTGGGGATGTTTTATCTAAATTAATCCAAGAAAAGGTTGATTTCTCTAAGGAATTATCGGAATATTTCAAATATATCAAGTACCGCACGGATGGTATGGGGCAGGCAGATAAATACAAGATGTACTATCTTTTTGGAATGTTATTATTTGTTACTCGTACTTTTGATTCTTATGATAACATTGATTTGGATGATACCTACAAAGAAATGTGTAGGGCTATCGAAGACTGCTGTATTGATAAGAATGTTGGAATGCCAGTTTATCAGTTGATGGGCCCGGAGGAAGATTATGAAGACGAAGATGGTTATGATTATTACGATGAATATTACGAAGAAATCGTTTTGAGAGAACTCAAGGAATTTATTTTGGAAACAGCTTTGCTTTTAAAGCGCATTGAAAAAGAAAGTGATAAATTTTATATTTATTTTATAGATTTACTAGATTACAAAATCTTGTTCAACTTCGAAACAGAAGAGTTTGAATTATTAAAAGATAAGAAAAAGATAGTTGTCGATCCAGAAAATAAAGGAATTAAAAATTCAAGATTTTGTGTTTTTAATGTTTCTGATTTCTTTTATAATATTGGTCGAAAACATAACGGGACTTCTGGCTTCACAAGGTTTTATCACGTCAATAAAAACAACAACGTAAATATCACAGATGGTCAGGCTATTTGTATTGGAAAGTTTTTCCATCTCTTATTACTATCTGCAACAAGCACAGAAAGCGATGAATTTTCTCTTGCTGTTTCAGAATTTTTGAACGATAGTTATCTTGAATCGCAATTCAAGGTAGAAATGGACTTCCTACTAGAAGCAATATTTTCAGAAGATAGAAATGTTATCACCTCTCTAGTTCGTGAGGCTCAAATCCCTAACTACAAAACTTTAGATATTAAGTAATAAAAAAAAGGACTCTTATCAGAGTCTTTTTTTATCTATATTGCCCTTGTGTAGGAGCTTGTTGTGGATACCCACCCTGCATTTGTTGTGGGTAAGGGGCTTGTTGATTCATACCTTGAGGAAATTGACCTTGTTGGTTCATACCTTGTGGGTATTGTCCCTGTTGCATTCCTGGAACTTGTTGCATTTGTTGCGGATAACCTTGCATTTGTTGGTGAGGTTGTTGCAACATCATAGCCTTTTGTTGTTCTTCTAATTGACGATTGTAAGCCTCATTCTTACGACGTTGTTCCTCTGCACTCAATTGCTGAATTTTTTCCAGACCGTAAAGTTCTGTGTTCTTCATCCACAACTCGGTACTATTTAGGAAGGAAATAAGAACAAATGTTTCAAATCCAAAAGGAGTTTTCCAGTAAGCTGACAAGATCGTATTGATCAACAGAAGAAGAAACATCAACCACTTCAAGAATCCAAGCTGAGAGGCTGACTCTTTAATTTTTCCAGAAGCGATACTTCGAACTACGAACATCATCAAGAATGGTACACCAAGAATTGCGAATCCGGAATTGTAGAACAATATAGCTGGAATGGTTCCCAGAACCAATAAAATTGCTGTATGTTTATAGGATGATTTGTTATCCTTGTGAAGATTAGTTCCCGATAAAACTAGCAATTGTGTTAGAATGCGTTGAAGATCCAGGTAAACCTTGTCCAACTTAGGTCGAATGTATTTATTCGTGTCACTTGCATAATCCAGTGGGTTGAAGTAGCTTCCAAACAAAATAACCACAACAAGAAAGGCAATGTTTGGAACTAAATACCACCAAGTTCCATTGAATCCTCGAAGAACTGTGTTTATTATTAATAATATTGTTGATAGTGTAACAACAAGATAATTACCTTTCAATAAAAAGAATTTTCGAGATTTTTTGAATTTTGGTGGAGCCTCAATTCTATTTTTTTCTTTATTGAACTGTTCCTGTTGTCTTTGAAACTCATCCAAGTCTTTACCATTTATTTGTGGTTGCGACGCATTAATTACTTGTCTACGATTATCCAAGTATGATCTGCTGCTCTGATTAGTGATGTCATTTCGAGCCATTATTCACCTCCGGGAAATTACGTTTTTTCCAATCATCAGCTAATCGCTTTCCGTATGGTGTTAAAAGATTAACCGATTCCAAAAAACTTAAATCTGTATTTTTGTTTAACTTTAAGCCAAACTCTTCAGCTAAACGATTGCGCCAAAATTCACCGCCCTCAATTAAGGTTTGTGTTATGTCAGCGTCTTTTAAAATTGCTCTCATCAAATACAAATCATCATCTTTAACAAAATTTAAATTTCTATTATCAGTAGCATAAATTAGTTCTGAAATTACTTCAGACTCAGTTACTGTTAACTCTCCGGAGGATACACGAAATTCCTCTAATAGAGATACAGCAATAGCTAAATTCTCCTCTTCCGTATTAAAGCGAGAATGTCCAGCGTCGTGAAATAAAGCTGATAATTCAAGTAAAATTCTTTCATCCTCTTTTAGAGTGTTGTAAAGAGGATTTTTCTGTACTCTATCCAAAACTGATAGAATATGGTTGAAATTATGATACGGGTTTCCAGTATCTTTCGATTTAACAAAACGTTTAGCTTTGTTAGGTGTGTTTTTATCCATTATTCCCCCTATCCTTTTGAGATCTCATTTTTTCGTAATATTTATAGTTGTCAATTTTTGGAAAACGCAAGAATGTCATCTGCAACCAATCCAATAAACTATTAATTTCCTCTGATTCGATAATTGGAACATCGTGATTCCTGATGTTTTCAAGTTGACTTCTTGTGGTATCAACCTCGCCAATCAAATCATCTAATAATCCATCTACTTCTTTGTTGAATTTCTTTTTTAGGAACGTCTTCTTTAAATATAAATTAAAGTGCCCTTCGTTTAATAAACCATCTCTAGATCTCAAAGTTTCCTCTGTATGTTTCAACAGCTTCTCTTTTTCTTCCATCTCTTCAATCAAAGATTCTCGCATTTCCTTACTTTCGATAATATTATCCCAATCTGGAATAATTACAGTATTTGAGAAAACCTTCCAATAAACTAGAACGCTACCCCCTTGTGGCCCAAAACCGAGGGTTAATTCTTTGTTCTTAGATATCGTTGCAGATACGGTTAAGAAACGTTCGTGACTAGATGTATAAAGACGGAAAGAAATGTTGCGAACTAGATGGTTAATTAGTTCAGTTGTATCAGAAAACGGATTTGTTAGCAACCACTTTCCTTTATCACTTGTCAAAACTTGTATTGGATCCGTGGCGTTGTCTAGTGTTGTAAGAAAGAAACCGATTTCTCTGTTTAAGTTTTCTCGCAAACCAGACAAACCGTTTTTCAATAGTTTTAATTCCTGAAATTCATCTTTTTCATAATTAGACAATCGGTCTCACCTCATCTTTTTATTCACTTTTCTTTGTTGTATCAACCCCTGGGTTAACAATCAATTTAACCTTATTATCAGTCATTGTGTGGATTTCATAAACGTCGTGACTATCCTTCAATCTAGCAGTGATGACAACTTCATCATCACTAATCTTATCAACTCTACCAATTAACAAATTTTCATAGTTTGAAACGCCAGCATTGTTCAAGAGTCTCTTTTCCGCTGGTTGTGTCAGATGTACATTGTAAAGTTTGTTTAATTCTTTTCCATTAACAGATGTCAATCTAGAATATTGATTTTCAAGTTTGTATTCCGTTCCGTTAACATTAAACCCGACACCTTCTAGCTTTTCAATCTGATCCAATTTAAAATCAGCCTCATTCTCTAACAAATACAGAAGTAACTGAGCTCCTAAAATTGTTGAAGAATTGGAAACGTCCTGACCTTTTGTGTCGATAGCCTCTTTTAAAATAACCTCTTTTTTTGTTACGTTATAAATTAAAATATTGAAGCCATCTTTATTCTGATAAGAGAATATACCGGCAGTATCTCCGTTTTTTAGTTTAAAGTTTTTAATAACTGACCAATTAGAAAGTGATTCTTTTTTATTAACAGCAGAGATGTAATTGTCTCGAATTTCTTGCTGCAAGGATTCTTCTGCCCGAAACCCGCCGATGATCGCAGCTCCAACAGAGATGATCACTATTACTGCAACAAGAAGTCGACGCAACCACGGGCGTTTGATGTCTCTGATTTTTTTTACACCACTCAATTTATCCGGGTTGAATCGTTCTTGAGTCTTTTTGAGACTTTCTTTTAATCTATCTAAATTCATTCAATTTATTAGTGTAAATACACAACCCCCTGTATATTATTCTTTTTTAGGTTGATTATTCTGAATATTTTTTGTGACGCTGGCCTCTAAGTCAGTTGAACCTTGCCAGTAAACAGAAGTTCCAAATTCTTTTTGTGATAATTTAGCCCGATCTTTAAGAATTTCAGCCTTGATCTTTCCATCCTTAACTTCTTTAAGGATCTCACCTGCTTCTAAAGATAAATCAGTCTGAGCTTTATCTTTCTGAATCTCTTTCAGTGCTGAAATCTGAGTTTCACTTAATTTGTAAGTGCCATCCTTTTCTAAAGTTAGATTTGGTGTTTGTACCAATCCAAGTGCAATGTCGTGATATAGACGTGCCAAAGAGGTCATATCTGCGATGTACTTAGATGATGGATTTTTAGAGCTCAAATCAGCAACTCCTAAAATAGCTAACTTATAAGCCTCGAATGCTTTAGTAGGAGATACATTTCCATCCTGGAATACTTTCAGAGATTGAATGTTCTTTCCTGTTTCAATTAGAGTTTTTAGCTCATCGCTGTAATTATCTGAGTAGGTAGATAATTTTTCAAAATCTGGTAAGGTTAAAATGAAATCCGGTGATAATGATTGAGGAACCAAGTACTGATCCTTAATATCTTTGATATAACCGTCGACCCAAGCGGAATTTTTAGCGGCGTCGAGTGCATTCTCTGAATCTTTACGATTGTAATCAACCTCTCCACTCATAATCTGAGCAGTTGAATTGTAATAAAATGCTGCGTTTTGAACAGATGTGTACATCAAATCAGTAGCTAGGTGTTTGTTGTTATCGTTAAGTTTCGATAGTCGTGGACTTAGATCGGAAATAACCTCTTTAGGTTTTGTGTTATTTTTTACCAAACCAGTTTCAAGTTCGATTAAAGACTTTTGTGCGTCTTCTGATAGAACCTCAATGTTGCTATCGGAAGGCTTAGTTTGTTGATAAAGATAAGTACCGACTGCACCACCGACAACTAAACTAACGGCACCAACAATCAGAAACTTCCTTGTGTTTTTTCGAGTAATTTTTCCTGGCAAAATATAACCTCCTTATATTTTCTTCTTACTCTCTATTATAGCATAAAATGCTGTTTTGACAATTCTGAAAACTTAAATTTACCCAGTTTAAAGTTCACTAAACTTCTTCTTTTATAATTAAAGAAATTAATAAAGACTGGATTAATTCCAGCAGAAAGAAGGTAATTTATGAAACAAACAAACAAAAAAGAATTTTCGAAATTTTTGAACAAATTTGAAAATTTATTGGACTATCATTTTGAATTATTGGACTCAAAGATTGAACTAAATCTGTTTGATGGTAATACAGATAATTTTCTAAAAACATCTAATTGCAAATTTAGCTTATCAACGGAATCTGGCCAAATTATTTTTAAAATTTTATTTTTTGATAAAAATAACAATGAAATTTTCTCGAAAATTATTGGTAATTCAGGAGTGTTCGATATTCTATCATCAAAAGGTAGCTATTCAGATATTGCAATCAGTTCGGCAATTGATCTTTCTGATGTAGGTATGCAGAAATATAACTTTTTCAAAAACGAAACTCACGGTAAAGATAATTATAAATTGTATAAAAAGTTTGTCCGTGTTGCTATTACTAAGTTTGATTTTTTGTATAATAATCTAAATTCTTCTAATAAACAAGTGAATAATTCTAGTAATTCGTATTTGAATGCCTTGAATACTCTATTTGACCTCCTTATACACGGGACTTTCAAAACACAAGTCGAGCCGGATCACCTGCTCCTTTTGGTGGATGTGGAAGAAAGAAATCGTATTTTTGGAGAATCTTCATATTTCTTTTCTGGCAGTAGTTTATCAGAGACTTTTGAGAATGTTGTTCGTAAAATAGAAGTCTCCACTTTTAAATATAATAAATTTGAAAAGAGTGACATCATCTCATTATTAAACATTCTTGATTTGATCGACAAGAATAAAAACTATGATAATTTCACAAAAAAACTAAACTTGGTTTGTTTTTTTATTAAAGAGTTAAAACAAACATCAAAGTTTAAATTGGAAGAGTCTAAGCATAGGAATATTTATAGCTTTGTTCGTGATATTGTTACAAACAAAGCAAATAATTTGATTGTTAGCAGTATTGATCAAGAACGATTTCGCTATAATGGTAAAAGATACACTTCAGAACTAAAAGTTTCAGATCTTAAATCAACTTTCCGTTTGGTTGCAAAAAAATAAAAGGTGAGTATTTAACTCATCTTTTTTATTCTGTTATAATTTAAGAAAATAAAATGCTGAAATAAATTCAGCGGAAAGAAGGAAAACTATGAAAATTACAGAAGGTAAGTATTTTGAATTTTATGAACGATTGGAACAATTATTGGATTGTAGCATTAAGTATTTAAATCACACTATTTTAGTGGATGTGTTTAGGGATGATATTAGTCGCTTTTTAGATACAGACTATTTGAGGTTTTCTTTAAAAAATGATTACTCTTCGCAAATTTCCCTAAAAATTTGTGGATTCGATGAAGATAATTCAATTGTTTTTGAAACAGAAATACTTAGAACTGAAAGTATGCGTTTGTTAGAACAGGGTGAGTCTTTCAATGTTTTTAGTGATAAATTTGAATGCTCAGATATTCCAATGGGAGAATGTGATCTTTTTAATGATTTTGATAAAAAAGAAGATATTGTAAAAATATACAAAGATTTTTTAAAGACTTCTATTTTTAAATTTGATGAACATTATTGTGATACTAAAGAAAATTCCAATTCGTTCTACTTGGGTGATTTAAATCTATTATTAAATATGATGTTATTGGCGCCAAAAGATTATCACTCACAAGATTACATAAATAATAAAAGCAAATTAGTAATTAAACTGATTCTAAGCGGTGATGAAATCAAACAACTTTTTCCAGAAAAAGTTGTAACTAGTGTTGGTAATCAATCTGGTAGAAATTTTGATTTTCTATACGATATTATGATCATTAAACAAGAAAACGACGAAAACCCGTTTGAAGATGACTTTTTAGTGAATAGTTTATTAAGGATGTTAAATATCAAGTTCACTTATTTTTCTTTTGCTTTTTCAAAAATAAAAACTCTTTTTGAAATTTGGAATGACGAGAGTTATGAACCTATTTCGGTGGAAAAAAGTAAATATCCTGAATTTTATGATTTTATCTACAAATTAAAAACCAAAAAAGATCCTAACCTAAAATTATTCACTTATTCCGGCGATATCGATTTTAAAGTATCTGATTTGGATAAAATCTTCACTCTGAAACAATAAAAGGCTGAGTTTAAAACTCAACCTTTTTTATTTTTTTGTTTGTTGTAAATAGATTCACGAATATTGGCCGTTAACTCACCAACTCGCTCACCAACGTTGTATACCACATTCCAATCCTCGAGATCTTCCTCGGCAGGATGTGCGTATTGAATTGACAATCCAGTAAGGGCGCCTGACCCGTATTCGAGTTCATCTAACCAGTTAAGCATTGCTGCCGGAACACCCAGCTCTTTTTGATAAAACTTATCAAAAGCTAAGATTGGATTCGTATATCTATCCTTTGAATTAAAAATCTCATCACGATAGAGTGGTGCAAAAATTTTCAAACTAGAACCTTCAAAATTACCCTCTTCTTTGCTTGTTGCAGATAGAAATGCGTAGCTCTCCAAGTTCTGGTTAAAGATTTTTCGAAACTCATCCACAAAATCAATAGGTAAGTAAGAGTCTGCAATTAATCTAGCAACCTTACGAACTGTATTAATCTCAGAGTAATCAATTTCTGTTGTAATTAGAGCGAGTAGATCCTCAAGTTCTTCTGCTGTTGCAGTTTCTAGATCTTTTAAGTTTGATTTTGAAAACCAAACTCGTCCTTCATCGAGTAATTCTTTTTTAAAATTTTCCATTGGTATCCTTCTTTCTGAATTTAAATAATTTTTATAAATTATAGCAACAAAAAAGCCAGGATAAACCCGACTTTAACTTAAAATTTCTTTCAAGTATTCTTTTGCAAAACTCAGCTCTTCAATTATTTCAGGATCTTCTTCCTGCTCAAGTAATTCTAGAATGAACTTATATAAAAGTCCGATCTCTTCCAATTCATCTTCTAATAGTAAATCGTTAGAAAGATTTCGGATATAATACGGGCCGTATGAATATAGGCTCTCAAGACGTTCAGAAATTAAATTTTTAAAATATTGAAGAAAATTATCCTTATTATCCAAAAATTGATTTGCTATTCTTCTGAAATCTTCCTCGCCAATCTTACCATCCTTATAAAAAACAATTGTCGATAAAAATGAAAAGTTGTTTTCCTTTGTTGGTAAATATTTTATAGGTAAAGTTGTTAATTCCTTTGGAATTTTGAAATTTATACGACACTTTTCATAATCTGTTTTGAAGATGAAATTATGTTCAGGTTCTTCAGTTTCTAATAATTCGTACAGATTTTCAACAATTGATTTAAAGATTGATTCAAGGTATAATTTATCTCAGTCTTTGTTGAATCCACGATCAGTTCGTGTACTTTTACAAAAAAATCTCCCAACTCGACCTTCATCATTTCGATATAGTTATCCTGTTTGTTTAGAAAATCGTTATCTTTAGAAACTTTAGTTACGAATTTATCAAAGAAACTTGTAAAAGCGTAATAAAATGAATTTTCAAAACCGCCTTCTGATAAAATAACAGAATTGCCGTCAACGTCTTCGTATTTTTTGATATAATCACCAATAACTTTTGGGAACTGACTAATTGCTTTTAATATTACAGAATAGATACGGTTAGACTGCGAGATCCGTTTGAATCCTGACACCTTATTCTCCAGTTCAAAAATATTTAAGCAATCACCAATGAGTGGCGTGAATGAAAACTCACCGGTACCAACATTGTTAAAGTAAAATCCATCATTTTTTGAAAAAGTTGTATTTTCGAAACGAACATTTTTGAAATAATCACAAAATGATTTGTTCAAAAGTGACGGTTCTAGTCTCTCTGAAATAAACTTAATTGTCGACTCCATTGTTCTAATACGAATACCGGCGTAGAGATGATCCTCTTCGTGCTGAAGTTCTTCTTTAACTTTTGCACAACACTCACAACTCATACTCGGGTGATGATCCTGGTGATTTTTGCAGAACCAATACAAGCAATAATTCACCCAGTAACTTTCAATTAGGCCTAGCTCTTCAAATTTATCGATAAGAACATCTGCTGCCTTATTAACAGCCTCTTCAGTCAAAAGATAATCGATTGGAAAATCAAACGATTTCTTTTCTGTTTTAATCATAAGATTCCTTCTTTCTACTGGAATAAATCCAGAAAATTTAATATTCACCTAAATTATAAAAGACCGGGATCCCGGTCTTTAATTATTTTAGATATTCACTCAATTCTGAAATAAGTTTAGGAGGTATGCAGGTTTCAATACCACATTTTTCCGTCAACTCTTTTAGAACGAGAATCGAGTCTGGATTGAGTTGAGGGAGAAAAATCTTATTATCGTAATCTTTGTAGACAATTCTAATATTATTTTTTATAATATCTGATATTTTTGAGTTTGATTTTTTCAATAATTCTAAGATGATTTTCTCGCTTTCTGACTTCTCAGATTTGTAAGAGTTGATAAAAATATTGATTTTATTGTCAAGTTTAATATTCTTTAGAATTGTTTCGGTTTCATCAATGTAATCAAATAGATATCTCAAATCATAAACAGTTTTTGATGATGATAGCAAATTCTTAATCAAATCATCATTTAATTGAAAATTTAAATTTTCAACTTTTACGAGATCTGACATTATAGCTTGAAATGATAGAAGCTCACTACCTACTTCAATTCTTGTCAAAAGTTTAGGATCATTTTTAAATAAATTTAGATAATAAATATTAAAATTATCGATAACGTTACGAACTTTTATATCCATTTCATAGTAATTTTCAAGAACTTTTTCGGTATCATAAAGTTTAAGTGGTGTGAAACGTCCTTTTGCCAAGAATGTATTATCCTCGTCATTAACTGATTTTAACAACGAATAATGTTCTTCGATCAATTTTGGAATGAGTTTTACTCTTACTGATCTGTAGCAAGTAAAAATATTTTCCTTTGATAAACTTATTAAATCACTTGGATTCCAAAAAGATCTGAACTCTTCATCAGTTAAGGTTTTCAATCCCAAAAATGGAAAATTATATTTTCCAACACACTCATCAAAATATTTTGATGGATTGTATGCAAATGTGGGGAGTTTCTCGATCAATTTGTTTTTGACATATTGATTTAAAAATGCGCCAAATTCATCAAATTTTACTTTTACGTAAATTTCTGAATTTTCCATAGAAAATAACTTTCTTTTGACAACACAGTCAAACTTGAAATTTTCAGGAATGACTTCTAAATCCATATCATTGTTCAATTCTTGAGATAAGTTTAAAATAGGAATCCCTTCTTCCTGAAGTTTATTAAGTCGGCAGTTAAATTCGTTTGATAGATAGGTATCTCCAGTATATTGATTAAAATACAAAAATACATCACTTTTAAGACTTTCTTGATATCCAGATTTAGAGATCAGTTCTAAATATTTAACAATATCAATTTTGTATTTAAATTTTACAGGAATTATTTTTGATAATAGAAGTTTTCTTCTATTTTTGTAATCGTTACGAATTTTTCTTTTGATAATATCAATTGCATTCTCAGCTGATTCATTTATATCTACAAACGTATCTCTATCAGCCAATTTTAGAATTTCTTTGTAAATAGTTGTGCTTCTAAAAATTTTATCATTTTTTGTGCTTTTCATTAAATCCTTCTTTCTACTGGAACAACTCCAGAATATTTTATTTCTTAAATTATAAAAGAGAGAGTCGCCTCTCCCTTTATTTTATATAGTCGAAAAGAAATTCTGGTACGATGGTTGTTATCCCAAAATCCTTATTGAGTTTTTTTAGTAGATGAACAGTGTCTCGGGTGATTGCTGGTAAGGCCGGTTCACCGCAAAAAGTAAAATTAATGTGAATTTTCCCAAAAAATAATTTTTTAAAGAATTTGTTTTGCTTAAGATGATAAATAATATCTTCAATGGAATCAAGGTCAATATCTTCGATTCGAACATTTAAAGTTTGTTTTTCTAGCTTTTTCTGAAGTTCAACAATATCAAAATTTTTCTTAGATTTGTCAAATACTTCAATAAATGAAATCAACGCCAAATCATTTGATAGCTTATTTATAATAATAAATGCAAGTTCTTCCTTGAGTTCGAAATTTTCATCGAATAAATTCTCGAACATTTCTTCTTTGAGAAGAAGTATATTATTAAAATCAATCGCCAAATCATCAGTATTTGAAATTTTAAAATATTCCTGAATTTCAGCTTCTAGAAAACTTTTGAATTTATTAATTGCTCCTTTATATAAATCAAATTTTTCTTCTTCACAAATAATGGGGTGAGCACCCAACAGTCTAAATTGATGAAAATTATCTGCCAAAAAACTTAATATATGTTTAACATCTTTTGCTTTAGAATTTTTTGTTAAATAATCTATCAACAAGTAAGTCGAGTGTTCATTGAAAGGGCTTTTACATCTTCCAAAAAAATCATCCCAAAAAGTATTGCTACGTCCCACAACATCAATAATTTCCAAAATGTCATCAATATCAAACACATCTTTATTTTTTACATTAAATACAACACCTAAAGGTGGATATGTATACAAATTATTACGTTTGTACTGATAAGTTTTATTTGTCAGCAGCTCTGGAATGTTTTTTTGCAAGAAAATTTTGAGTTTTTCTGCAAAAATATCATTAAGATTTTCACCGTTTAATTCTAACCATTTTTTGCTTCCTAAAAAACCTGATTTTTTAACATCTAAAATCACATCAGAAATTGACAATTCGTTTGTTATAAAATCTTTTAACTTAAACAAACAAATGAAGTTTTTAGCTAGAAGATCAGTGTGGTCTCTTGTGTCATTTATAATAATTTCTGTGATATCATCATCTGAATATTTAACGTAAAGATAATAATCCTTTTTACTAAGACACTTTGAGATATCAATATTTTTTACAACTATTTGAGTTGATTTATTAGAGTTAAGATCAACTTTTTCTTCTGCGCACTTTAAAATATCACTTGATATGCTAAACGGAAGATTTAGAATATCTGCCATATTATCAACTTTTAGTAGTTTTTCTAAAAATAGGTAAATACCGTCTTTCTCTCTGCTATATCCTTCTGAATTTATCATAAGAACCTTCTTTCTACTGGATTTATTCCAGATTTTTTATTTCTCTAATTATAACAGAAAATAGTTTGTTTTAAAACAAACTACTTCTTTTTATTTTAAAGAACGTCGCTCTTTCAGTCTATCTAACTCTTCGCAACGCTTTTTGCATTTGATCGAATTGCACAAATCACCTTCTGACAATTCCCAATAAAAATCTTTTAATAAACTTCCGTTCATAATATCAACAAACGTATCATCATCAATTTCACTTTCATATTTTTTTAGTACGGAAATCAATTGATCAACATTGTGGATAAGACGCTGTTTAGATTCAATCTCTATAAATTTAGAGTATTCAACTGCAATCTGTTTCATTCCAAATAAATCCTCAAAATCTTTGCTTTGAATTATCTTCCTAGAGAAGATAAAATCTTTTAGATTTTTCTGTAAATATTCCTTTTTATTCTTTTGCAGATAATTTTTATTTTTGTGAATCCAATTTCGAATAAGGTTGTTTAGAAATTTTTCTAACTCTTTAAAAGAGTAGCTTGGTGTTTTATCCCTATCAAAGAAATTCGGAAATTTTGCTTCAGCTGTTACTGACATCAGCGGATCTAAATCTTCAAACAACTCATCCAAGTAAAGAATTGGAAAATCCCAGTCTGATTTTTGATAGGAAATTGTACCGTCGAGAATCTTTGTCAAACCGGTTTTTAAATTGACAACTAAGACTGTACGGGTGTGACCTAAATAATTGAGACATAAGGCTCTAGATAATTCTTCCTTGTAAAAATCAGCCTTTAAAACCTTTCTTTCAAAGAAACCGTTACGAACGTATTTTGTTTTTTGATTAAATAGTGTTTCAAGTTTCATCAAAAAAGTTTCATTTTGATAAATATTGATAAAATGCTCTTTTACAAGAACATCCTCAAAACGTTTTATAAAAATATTCAATTTTTTATCCCTCTTTTCTACTGGAATAAATCCAGGATGTTTTAATTTCTTAAATTATAACAGATTTTAAAATAAAAAGCCAACCTTAAAGGCGGCTTTTATTTTGAGTATTTGTGATATATATCGATAACTTCTTCAGGGAGATTAGATTCAACACCTAATTCCTTATATTGTTCAAGAACATCGATTACCTCTTGAGAGATTGGAGGAATGGCAAAATTATCTTCGTCATCTTTCTCAGAAGAACTTTTCACGTTTATCGATTCGATAAATTGAAGTTTTACGTTTTTACAAACAATATCCTTAAAATTCTTTGATGATTTTATTTCATTTAAAGAGTGGATCAGGTTACGTAACAGGTCATCATCCATAACCTCAACATTGATATTTTTAATATTGCTAAGTTTATTATCATCCGTAACAGATGAATCCTCAAATGTTTTGATAAAACAACACAAGTCATCTAATTCGATAGAATTTTTGAATAGTGCTTCAAGAAAATCTTTTTCTATCACAAATTCAGATGAGAATAAGTTTTTAAATTCGATAGAACTAAAAGCTCTTAGATTTCTAATATTTCCGAGAAGTCTCCTGTAAGACGAAGCAAAGTTATTAATCAGATAATCGGATATAGAATCCTCTAAAAATGAATTAAATTTCTTAAGAAAATTAGTTCGACAAACATTCTCATCTTTCGATGAAATATCTTTCAAGACAGCCCTCTCTATAACAGATTGAGCATTGGAAATGTTGCCGATTATCAAGGATATTTCGCTTGGTTTGGTGTATTTCATCACTAAAGAGAAAACCTTTTCTAGATCATCGTATCCGCTAATAAAATCAGAATTTAATAAATTATCAGTTATCAAGTCAGGTGACTTTTTGAAAATTAAATCGCAAAATTCTTCTGAAAAAATAACATCCTTATTTGGGTAATATTCAATAATTTGTGGTTTTATTGAATAGGTTTGCTCCATAAGAATTTCCGGAATTTTCTTTTCCAAATATTCTCGCAGCAATTTATTAAAATTCTCATTCATATAGTCCAAGTCTATCTCAAAAACTTTTTTTCTAAAAATAAAGGAGCGATCACCTTTTTTAACATCAAATTTAATTTTAAAATTTTTAGGTAAAGAGTCTAGAAACTCTCTCATACTGATAATAGGAAAATACCATCCATTTTTAGAATAAAGTTCTTCAGATAATATCAACTCAGCATTTTTATCTTTAAGATTTACGGACAAAAAAAGGTCGTCAAATTCTCTGTAATTATGCCAATCAGAAATTTCGATTAATCGGCTACTGCCAATCTTTTCTTTTGTATCTCCCCAAAAGTGTTGTGATTCGATGTAACCACTGTACCATTTAAACCACCCACCTCTAAAGTCAATCAAAAGACCATCACGATCAAGGACGCTTGAAATTGCTTTAAAGAATATATCATCACGCTTTTTATCACTGGTTTTTATTACCATTGTTTACCTTCTTTCCACTGGATCAAATCCAGATTAATTATTTTCTTAAATTATAACAGTTATTGGATATTTTATCAAACAAAAAAGGCCTTATAAAAAAGACCTTTTTAATTTACTATTGACTCGCAGGTATCAAGAATACTTTGCGGAATACTTGTTTCAAAAAGTGAATTGATTTTTTGAAATATTGGGAGAGACTTCTTATTAATTAATGGAATTGCCGGTTCACCATCGTAGCAATAATCTATCTTAATTAAAGGAAAAATATAATCTTTGAGAGGCGATTCAATCAAAGAAATATCAATAATCTCTTCTAGACTTGATAAACAATCATCAAAAGTGTCGCTAGTCACAGTTATTTTGTTTAAGTTTTTATCTTCAGAAACATCTGATACGATTTCCAAATTTTTAAAAGTATCGATAAAACAAGAAACATCTTCGATTGATTCCATCTGTAATACCACACTATTAACAAACGATTCTTTTAACTTATATTTTTGTGAGTATAGGTTTGGACAATTATATTTCTTCACGTAAAATAGAGATCTGATTGTTCGAGATCCTAGCTCTGAAGAAATAGGCTGTTTATAGAAAAAGTCTTCGACCAGTTTTTCCAGCAAATTTTCAAATTTAGTAACTAACAATAAAAGTTCATCCGATTCCAGATTTTCTTTGACTTTTCTTTCAAAATATGGCTCCAATTCCTCCAAAAAGCTATTCATTAAAAAATCTAGCACATCCGGAACATCTGAGTATTCCATTCTATCAATCATTGTAGATAGTACCGTTTTGTTGTTTTCTAAATTCACAATATTAAATTGTCCGTCTATAAAATTAGTATAGTGCAGGACTTCTTTTAGAGAGAAAACTTTTTTATTTTCGGGATCCAAAATTAAATCTAATGGTGGGTATGTTTCTCTATCTGTCATCCTAATACCATAATGTTTTTCAATTAGAACAGTTGAGATATTTTCTTTTAGATACTCTTTTAGTTTTTCATTGAAAGTTCTATTTAAATCATCTAAACAAACTTTCAAAATCCCCCTATATTCAAAAAGATTTGATAAGGTTATCTTCTCCTTTTCTACAACAAATTTAACTTCCAAATCATCAAGTCTTTTATAAATAAATTCTTTTATAGAGATAAGCCTAAAATAACCAAACATCAAAAGACTGTTGTGATTCTCGATGTTATTTATGAGGTTATCTTTATTTTTATCCTTGTAGTGGATATATAAATCAAAATCACGCCCATTAAAGGGATAGATAGCCATTCCTTTTAAATTAGATAAATTTGAGACTACCTCTTTTTTATGTTTTATACTCTCAGATATATTAAATTTAGCAATTTTGCAAATTCCATCAAGAATCTCTTTGTGATCTTCATTGCCTAAATCAATAATAATTTCTTGATCCAATAATTCCATAATGCGATTGTAAATACCATCCTTATTTTTGGAAGGTTCTTTTTTTATAACCATTTATATCACCCTTCTTTCTATCTGAATTTAATTCAGAGTTTTTTATTTTCTTAAATTATAACAGAAAAAAACCTAAACTGCAATTAGTACAGATTAGGTTTTTGTGATGGAAAATTTAGAAGAAGAAGCTTGCTATGAATAATATTATTGCAATAACTGCAATAGATTTAAATAAAAATCCACCGATTTTCCAGGCTATCTTAATCAAAATACCCACAAATAATGTTTTTAAAAATGTTTTTAAAATGAACATCAAAAATAGTCCAGTTATATCCAAATTTTCCTACCTCTTTTTCATTAATTATATAAACGGCTCAAGTATTATCATACCTTACGTCTTTTAAAAGTTCTTAAAGTCGTGCGAACAGAGCCGTCTGGCAGGTTATGAAAGTCAAGCAGTCTAGCTGATGATGTATCTAGGGGATTCACTTTTTCGTTAACTTCTCCATTTTTAATAAGAACAATATTATCAATCCCTAAATCACGAATACGAACTTCTCTGAAATTCAATGATAAGTTTGCATAAATTGTTGTCAAAAATGGAATTAACAAATCAGTATTGATCCACATATTTGTGATAACAACATAATCATCTACAATTTCGTATTCCAGTAACCCAGCAAACTCCTGATCTTTGGCAATTAAATAGTGAAAAGTAAAGGGCGTCCAATTAGGTTTAGATTGGAATAATTTTCCTGTTTCTAGAATGGCAGCGACTTCCGGGCCTGAGTTATTAACCTTTAAAACTTCGCATTCAGCTTCCGGTATTACAATAATTGAATTTAACATTTTGTCTCCTTATTTTTCTTTTACAAAAAAATCATTAGTGAACTCGTCACTTGTGTAGTACTTTTGTTCCTTGTCTTCCCAAGGAAAACTTGAATTTACACCTAGAACAGTTTCCATCTTGACAAATCCGAAATATCTGGAATCTAGAGATACACTTCGATGATCACCCATCACAAACAGCGTTCCCTCTGGTACAGTTGATTGATTTTGACTCCAAGAATTGAAGCCTGGGTTTCCTTCTGACAAACTCTGCAAATCCCAACTTGGTGATGTGCTAGGTTTTTGTGTTCCCTCAGTTGATTCCATTTTTTCATCATTACCTCTCAAAGAAAGGAATTTTTGATTTACTTCCTTACCGTTCACGTAAAGTTTACCATCTTTGTAAGATACGGTGTCTCCTGGAAGTCCGATAATTCTTTTGATATAAAGTTTCTCTACACCATTAGAAGATGGGTTGTTCGGTGATGAATGAAATGATATAACCTGTCCACGTTTATAATTTTTGTTCGTTTTGTTAACCAAGACCATTTGATGATCTTGCAGCGTAGGATACATCGATGATCCCGACACGTTTAGATAATCAAACCAGTTGATTCTAATTGTAAGGATTGCCCCAACAATCAGAATAGGTGGTAGTATGACCTTCAAAAACGATTTTAATAAAGAAGAAAAAAATCCCTTTTCTTCTTGATGATTTAAATTATTATTTTGCAAAATAAAACTCCTTTCATTTTTATCTCAGTTCTTATTTTACATCATCAGCTATTGCTCTAATATTTGGAAAATTATCATCGGAAAAACCATTCATAGTTTCTTTTAATCCATCAATAGATTCGAAAATATCCTTCACAGATTTCACCAAAACCTCATTCTGATTAACATACTCTCTGTAGAGTGTTTTATTCATCGAATCATTTGATAAAAATTCTTCAAGTTTTTCCAAAAAATCAATTTTTACAGATTCAGAAACATTAAAATATTTTACGGAAATATCACCATCCAAAACTAATTTTTTGAAGAAAAAGACTCCGTTAGTAAATTCTTGAAACTCATCTGTGGAAATTAATTTCTTACTTAAAAAATCTGATCTGTATTTTTTTACAGAACTATCAAAAAAATCAGAAAAAGGTAAGTATCCAAAGTCATCTGTTAAAGATGAAATTGGGTGCTCTAATATCCTCTTTGCATTCTTACAAAAGTTCTTAAATAGATGTTTAACTAATTTTTCCTTATATTCTTCCATATCAGGAAATTTATTTCCAGACATATCTTTTAAAATTTTAGTTTTGATTCCACTAAAACCGTTATGAAGTTGAAAATAGTCAACCACAGGAAAATACATATCTGGCTTCTCATCTTCAAAAATAGAAAATGCAGATTCTATATAACTTTCCTCAAAATTATCAGTTGGAATTTTCGTGTATTCAGTTTGAAAATTATTAAGTTTAACAAGCAAAGTTGAAAATTGATATTCTGGCGCTGGTGCTAGTGCAATCCGCTTGTTTTGAAAATCTAAATAAAGAGAATATTCATTGGTGTATGTTAAATTATCCTTTGTTAAATAAAATGTTTTATAAGGGTAGCTGAAGTTTTTACAAAATAGATATTTAAATCTGTAATTTTTAAAGTAGCGATCGGCTTCGGCTATTAGATCATTCAATCCTCTATCATCCCAAATTCTATTTTTAAAGGTATCAAACGACAAGCAATTTTCCAACTCTTCTCTTATAACATTTTTAGCCATTATTTCCCTCCTGAACGAATCTCCATTGTATTATCTCACAAAATAATAAAAAAATCAACCCTTTCCCGGGCTAACCTTTTGGTTAGTTAAAAAGAGTTGATTATATAGTATTCAGTTTTATAAAATTGTGTGTGTGCGTTGGTGTGTGTGTAACATCGTGCCGCTATCTCGGAGACCCAAAAGGGTACATCCGAGAGCGACAGGTGGTGTGTGAACTGAAATACTATAAATTTAAAATAAATTTTGTTTTTCGAGTTCACCACACTCGAACACACCGCACACTTTTTGTAGGGATATAGCCCCCTACAAGCTTTATTTTTTGTTGAGTTATAGCTCTCAACTAGCTTTATTTTTTTTTGTAAGATTATAGCCTCTTACTAGCTTTGTCTGGCTTGCACGTACAAGCCTCTTCTTTATGCAAGATTGTACATTCTTGCGAATTTTGTAACGACGTTGTACACCGTCGCTGAATGAAATTAAGACAAACTCACGTTCAGTCTGAAATAATCTCAGAAGGGTATTCAGCGATTCGTCACGTTCACGAATCACTAAAGGAACCCTTAAAGGTTTTATTACGTTTTAAAACCTTGTCCTTCAGTAACTCGTTGACCGTCGCCATCTTGTTACTTGAAATAAAAATATATGTATAACACTTATAGCTTTTAAGTGTTTTGAAATTTAAATTTAATAAACAGCTTTTTTATTAAATTTATTTGAATAATTATTTTTTTGTGAATTTCTAACTTTATTATTTAAAGTTGAGTTTATTCAGCAAACTCTTTTTTGATGTATCCTGCCATAACAAGCAAAATTGCTGCCAAGACAAGTGACATCATTGATTCCTGAGTTCCTGTGTAAGGAAGCTCAACCATTTTTTGTTCTGAACGAACAGGTGTAGATGGTTTTGCTGGTTCAGGAGTTGGCTCAGTAGTAACTGGAAGTTCTGGAACTTCTACTACTGGAGTAGGAGTTGGTTCAGCTGGTACTTCAGGTTTTTCAACAACCGGAGTTGGTGTTGGTTTAACTGGAAGTTCTGGTTTTTCAATAACCGGAGCTGGATCAACTGGTTTTTCCTCAACTGGAGGAATAACCAATTCTGCAACTGGTAGGTCTACTACTGGTGCAGGGATCACTGGTTTTTCAACTACTGGAGTTTCATCAACCGGTGTTTCATCTACTGGAGTAGATGGTTTTGTTGGCTCTTCAACTGGAGCCGGTGGAGTTACCAATTCAGCGATTGGAAGCTCTGGTGTTTCTACCGGAGTAGAAGGTTCTTCAACAGGAGTTGAAGGTTTTTCAGGTTGATCCACTTCTGGAACAACAGGATTTGTAGGTTCCTCAGTTGGAGGAGTAACCAAATCAGCGATAGTATAATCGCCTACTTCAGTGGCAACAAAGTTGCCATTTGTTTTTTCGATGATCTCATTAGTATCATCTACTACACGAGTTTCTGTCACAAGATCAGAAACCGTAAATTCATCAGCTGAAACAACTCCAGCTGAAACTGCCATAAACAATGCTGCAAGTGCAGCGAAAACGAATGAAAATAGTTTTTTCATTTCAAATTCCTTCTTTCTCGGTGTCAAAGCACCTTTTATTTTTCTTAAATTATAGTAACTTTATCTTTATAATTTCAAAAAAAAATAAAAACGAAAGGAGGATTTTATCTTGATTGGATTACTATACTCACTGAAAGAGTTAAAGAAGGAATACAGCAACAAAACAAAAGGTGGTGTTGAACAAACCAACCACGAAAAGGAAGAGAAAAGTTTCTCTTGTCCGTATTGCGAAAAGTAACAAAAAGAAAAAGAGACCTGAACCGGTCTCCTTTTTTTATTTTAAAATACTCTATTATTAAATGTTTGTTTAACCTCTTCAAGTGGAGTAACAGTATCAGAGTTGTAAGATTGTCTAAAAGGAAACCCCAAAACTCTATTGTATCTTTTATTATCCGTAGTTTTTAACCTACCATTATCAACGTCAAATCCGAATATATTCCTGCTGGATTTATCAGGAATATTTAATATTCCACGTTTTGTCAATTTAAAACACCTCTTTATCTCCAATAACATCAACATTGTGCTTAGAGCACACCGATTTCAACTTTGGAAACGAATCCTTAATTTGAGAAAAGGATATCGGTAGTCCAGAAAATATCCACTGATACCCAGAACCACGCAACATACTTGTTCTGGAATCATCATAGAAAATTTCTTCTTCAACAAATTCAGTAGCCAAAGAATCTATTTCTGAAAGAATTTCAGATGAGATCACCTCATCTCTAGAAATCATATAGCCAATTCTAACTCCTAACTGCAACAATTCAAGATTGGATACAACTCCTCGTCCTTGTTTCAGAACTTGGATTAAAAGGCTAGAAGTCCATCCAGGCAAAACAAATTCCTTTTGAATTATAAGATCAGGGATTTCTCTGAAAAAATTTCCAGTAGAAATAAACTCCCTTAATTTATCCGAACATACAGCGTGTAATTTTTCAGAAATGTTCGGCAAATATTTGTATCCGCCACTACGGCCACGATAAACGAAGTCTAGTTTATCTGAAAATACAATCGTACTAAACACATCATCAACATCAACCAATTCTGGAAACAGTGAAAGTCTATCTCTATCAGAATAATTTTTAAATAAGGAATCTAGGACGAGTTTACTACAAAGTGAATTTATATCTGATTTTTCCAGATCTAATTCACCGACATAAACAAAGAAACCATAATCTGAAAAAAGATCCCAGCTTGACTTTCTAAATTCCAATTTGTTCGAAATTAAATTAAAGTACAGTTTTCTTTCATCAAAATTTTTTGGTCTGTCCGCCTCTCTTGCAGAAGCTAATAATGCTGAATGATAATCGTCGATGATACGCTCACGCTCATCTTTAAAAACCTTACTACGCTTATGTTCCTTCATCCTCACTGGCTCATCAACAGAATCTTGATTATTTACACCCTCAAGATTATCCGCAAACCCAAAATTTTCTGTAAAATTAGCTTCAAACATAAATCATCTCCGTTTTTATTTTATTTTTAGGATTCTTCTATAATTTTAAAAATTATAAACATCTACCCTTATTATAGGGTGAGGAAAGAAGGAAATTAAAATGAAAAACAAAAATATTGAGATCCAAGTGATCTTTGAAGAGCTTTTGGAGATGAGTGACCGTGAGCTTAGAGCTGCCGGTCTCGAGAAAACTTTTGAGGGCCAAAAGGGCTCTCAAGAAGAATTGATCTTCAAAAACTTGGAAGGGGATACTTTCCGTATCCTTTCGACGAAAGTAAGTTCTGGTGGTAAATACCCAGAATTTATCGATAAATTCTTTTTCAATGGTGTCCGTAGCAATGCTACAACACCAATTGCGTATTTGTAAAATACGTTGAGAAAGGATAGTATTCAGTTTTAAAAACCTGGTGGGTCACCGGGTTTTTTGTTTTTCTAATATTTCTTTTTATTTCTACAAATAGGTTTGATTATTTATATATAACAATCTGCCTTTCTTACCAATCATAACCTTGGTTACTTCTTTCTTTTTGTTGCCGCTTTTACTTTTCTTTGTACCCTTTACATTCTTAACAGGGTCAGCATAACTAAACTTTACTCCTGTATAAGTCCCCTCAATGGTAGTGTTAGCATTCCACGAGAGCATATCCTTTTCAGAGATTGTAGTCGTTGCCTTTTTCTTTTCATACCTGACTATATCAAATATTACAATCTTTTGCTTGTAGACCTTCATAGCAAACCCGTACTTTGAGCAAAGCTCATATAAAAATGTACTATCCTCCTGATTATTTTGCTCTATCTCGTCTATATTTACTGTGTCTGCGTCATATACAAGACTTACACCAGCACTTTTAGCTACAGATAAGGCTATATTTTTCAGATTGGTTTTTTGCCAGACTTTGGTTTTTTGTAAGGTTTTAAAATCATTCGATACAGGGATGTTAACCCCATTCATATTACAGGTTAGCGGTCTTCCTGAAAATGAAATATCATCAATAGTAAAGCTCCCACAATCAAAGGTTTTCTTTTTAGCCTTTCCTTCAAAATTATTCAATACAAGCTTAGCAATAAACCTGCTGCCTTTTTTAGGTCTTTTCTTGCCCAGCCACTCTTTTTTTATATCGCATAATGTAAGTGATATGCTGTCTGACTTTCCGTCTGCTACATCTGTATAGCTAAAATCAGTTATATAATTTACTATATCATCAGCACTTTCTGCTTTGCTTGTGGACTTAACTTTCTTTGTCCCTGAACTTTTAACCGCTTGTGCAGAACTTTCTATAGGTATAACAAGCTTCATCCCCGGAGCTATCCAATATCCTTTGTAATGGGCACTGTCTCCCTTCATCTTCCTTAACTGCTCTATAGCGGTCTTGTTGGCATCATAGATAATCTTGAACTTATTCCCTGCTCCTAAATACTTTTTGGCCAGATTCCATAGATTATCCCCATATACAACCGTATGTATTACCTGTTCATTACTTTTTGATGTGGTAGTAGTCTTAATTTTGCTTCCAATGGATTCTTTGCTATTTTTGCCCTCCTTTGCAAATATCAAACGAACGTTTCTTGATAATGACATCAATCCCTCCAATCCGGAATATCCTCGTCTTCCTCGTCTGCTTCTTCCGGTAAGTCATAGATTTTTACAACTACCCCTGATGGAAATACAAAATAGGTCAACAAATCTCCATTATTTTTCATTAAGAAAGAGAGGTGCATTTCATCACCGTACACCTCTTTAGCTATAATGTCCCAAGTATCCCCGGACTTAGTTATGTATTCTCTCATGGTTAAAATGCAACCCTCCTCCTCATCTTCACATAGTTATCGGCTAATGTGTTAAACTCTTTCTGAGATATGCTGAGAGCTTCGGTAAGGTCTTTCTTGCTCGGTGCATCTCCATAAAACTGTAATGTAGGCTTGTACTCTATTCTTGTAGTATCTCCTGCATTCCTTAAATCAACCCCGTCAATCCGGTGATTCATGCCAAGATATGCGCCAGCCTGTTCCCACAAAGATATTGCGCGGTTGCTTCTATCAAGTGGTATGGCAGCCTCCGGACCTTTCTCCGCAAAAGTAGTAAGTATTGGTTTATTCCATATACCTCCTTCTGCATTCTGATATACTTTTATATTAGATCCGCCTGGCATATTTAGCGTTGGCTTTCCACTCCACGTTGGCATTTCAGGAGTAAGCCTCATTGCTACATTGGCATCAATCTTAAAACTATGCGTACTATACCAGTTTCTTAAATATGCTTCGGTAAATGCTGAAAACCCTTGGTTGGCTCTTTTTAATGCCTCTTCACCCGATGTCTTATACTTCTGTTCAGCATCGTCAAAAAACCTTTTAGGCACAAGGTTATAGTCTTTAGGCAGCTTACTTTCAACATTTTTAAGTATCTCTTTATAGGTATTAGCATGCGTACTATTCGCTATACGTTTTCCTATTTCCATTTCAAACGAATTATAGCTTATAGGGAATTGGCCATTTTCTATAGTCCCTGCGCTTGATATTCTATCCATCATTTCAGTTATAGCCGTAGGGATTTCCTTGCCAAGTTCTTTATATTTGCCTTTGATTTCCTCAAGCTTATCCGTGGTGCCCTTCATATTTTCAACAAGCTCGCTAATACCTGGCAGAGTAGCACCATACCTAGCGGATACTTCTCCCCACATATTTTCAAGTGCTGAATCAGGAGTTAATGTCCAACTATCTGGATTTGCCCTGCTTTCTATTGCAGAATTATAGGCATTGTCAAGCCCTGTTTTCTTTGCTTTTTCAATAGCTTCTATCTGAAACTTTGCAATCTTTTCATATATTTCAGTTACATTTTTAAGGTAAGCCTCATCCTCTTTTTGTATACCCTTCTCATAGAGTTCTTTAGACATCCCGCCCTTATCAAAGGCAGCCTTAATCCCTGCTCTATTCTTACTATACGCTTCAAGATATTTATTTTCAGCATCTTCTGCCTGTGTGGCAAGTTCAGCCTGTAAGTTCTTAAATGTCTCAGAGTCAAGCTTGGTTCCATCAAACTTCTTGTCTAATTTAATCAGCCCTGCATCAAAGTTACTTGTAGCAAGTTCAGCTTGTAATCTCGCGAATTTCTGTTCAAGCCTTGCAATTTTCTTTATTTCTTTTTCATCAAGAATATTATCTGAAAAGGCTTTATTGACAGTATCAGATAATTCTTTTCCCAGCTTTTCCATTTCAAGATAAGTGCTGTTATAAAAATTATCCACTTTTCTGGTAACGCTGCTGTTTTCTCCCTGCGTGAGTTTTAGACTTAATGATAATGCATATCTTTCCTGAAGTACATAATCCTGCGCCTTCTTGACATAGTCAGCTATAGCGTTCTTATAGTCTTCTCCTTCTTCCTCGCTGAACTTAACTCCAACCTTAGCAAGCCAATTTCTCCGATCTAAATCCTCTAATGAATTGCGCAAACCTCTCGCCATATCTTCGGCTTTTTTAAATGCTTCTGCTCCCTTTGTAAGTTTTTCAAAATGCTTCTTACCTACAATATTTTTTGCAGCCTTTTCTATATCTTCCATAGAGAGTGCTATTTTACCAAAAGACTTCGCTATTGCCTCATTGGTTTGCCGTCTCTCAAATGCTCTGACTCTTTCTAAAAGTGTAACAATACCGCCTATGGAAGTAGCTATCCCTGTTATCGCAAGTGCTACAGGGCTTAGCTGACCTAAACTCATAAGCACGTTTATAAAATGTACTGAGCTTGAAGCTACTTTGTAGGAGAGCATTGCAGCACCAATCCCTTCAAATACAGATAGCACATAATCGCCATTATCCACAACCCACTTGCCTGTATCTAGAAGTTTTTCACCAAACCCTATTCCAAGTCTTGCTATAAGAGGCCCTTTTTCCCCCAAGTTTTCAATTTGTCTTTTAAAAGTTGGAAGTTTATAGTTTATCTTATCAAGCCATTCATCAAGCCCATTATCCGTAAAATCATTTACTGCAAGCCTTAGTTTAGTTATAGCACCCAAAGCCGGAGTTCTTGTAAGATTATCGTATATTGATATGCCCATTTCACTAAATGCATTTTTAGTGAGTCCAATCTGACTTTCAAAAGTCTCATATCTTTTGCCTGCTTCCGTTGTTAGTGCTGTATTTTCCTCCCATGCTTTATTGGCAGTTTGTACAGCTTTCTCCATATTACCGCTTGAATTGGCAAGCCTTAATATGGTATCTGATAATCTGACCTCAGAGAGTTTCATGTCATTTAAGACTGCAATTGCAGACTTACCATTTCTCTTTGTGTCATTGAGCCCGCCCAAGAACTTTGACATGGCTCCTATGGCACTGCCCTTAAAAGCTTCTGTAAACTGTGACTTGCTCATGCCAGACACACTCGCAAATTCAGCCAGCATACCGTTGTTTGTCTCAACGGCAATCTGCATTTTCTTAAACAGCTTACTCATGGCACTTCCGCCCTTTTCGGCTTCTACGCCAACCGAACTAAGCGCAGTACCGAGAGCCATTATTTCAGGTGCAGATAAGCCAATCAACTTGCCTGTTGATGACAAATTGGTACCCATCTCAACTATTTCCTGCTCGGTCGTTGCAAACTTATTCCCCAAGTCTACAACTGTAGAGCCTAGCTTTTCATAGTTGCTTATACCTTTTTTGTCATAATCTGACATACCTGTTATATTGGCAAACCTTGCGAATGAAGTAGCTGCGTCTTCTGCGGTCATGTTGGTAGATACGTCAAGATTTGCCATTGTCTTTGTAAAATCAGGTAAGGCGCTCTTTTTTATTCCAAGCTGGCCTGCTATTTCCATAGTTCCTGCCAGCTCCGCTCCGCTTGAAGGTAGAATACGGGTAAGGGATATTATTTCCTTTTTAAGCCCCTGATATTCTTTCTTTGTGCCGTCTACTGTCTTTTTTACCCCAGCAAACGCACTCTCAAACTTAGAGCCTGCCATGGTACTTGCAATTCCAATGCCCTGAACGGCTCCTGCTGCCGTAAGTGCTCCTTTTCCAACAAGTCTAAAGGCTTTCCCGCTTAATCCGGCTATTTTATCAAACCCTTTATCGAGCTTGTTAAAATCATAATCAAGCCTTCTTACCTGCCTTCTGAACGCTTTTAATTTACTTTCGGAAGTCCGCATCGCCTTGTCAAGCGATTTGTCTACCTTACCGCCAATTGCTATGTCAAATCTTTGTTCTTTCCCTTTCGCTGACAACTTCTGCCACCTCCTCAACTAAATCAAATAATTCAAAAATAGACAGGGAGTAGAAATAGTCTATCCCTGTCTTGAGCGTCATAGCTAACTGTATAACTACTTTCTTTAATTTGGATAAGTCACTTGGGCTTACCCCCACTAAAATAAAAAACCCGTTACAATGCCCTTAAGTGTCATGCTGTCCGCAATAGGAAGCCCCAAGAAAAACTCAACTGGAAGGTTTGCTGCCACGCTGGCAAGATGGCAGGCATAGTTAAGAGTCATCTCGATTAACGGATTGGAACCGCCACTTAATGATGTACCTCTTATCCTTCTTTCTACAGATACCATATCTGCAAGTGTAAGCTCATTTAGCCTTGAAAGGTCCACACTTTCATAGCTTTTGCCTTCAAATGTATATGGTTTGGAAAGTCTAAGTAAAAGGCCGTCATCTGCGCTAAGCATTGTTTCCTTTGTTTCCTCAATTGCTTTTTCTTTATTTTCCATTAGCTAAATTTCCTCACTTTCTCAAGCATGTCTTTGTCATTAACAATGAACTTATCATTTAACTTATCAAGCTGGACAAGTATCTTTCCATTAAGCTCTACCATAAAACTAAGAATCTCAAGCTTAAGAGTTCCCTCCATTGCTTTTCCTGCTTCAAGCTTTCCTGCTGAAAAGCTCTTGAATCTTCCAGTTTCAACTATTCTCATGCCTTTGTAGTCAATAGCTCCCGTCTCCTTATTGGTGTACTGAGAGGAAGCCCTAAATGTAAGGTCAACACCCTGCGTTGGATCCATAAGGGAGAATATATCCTCCTCAAGCATTCTAAATGGAACTTCCTGCTCTATAGAACCATAATGTCCTATAATGCCTGTTTCATAGCTTCCAAGTACGCCTGCGCCTGTTATTGACTCAGTAATTGCATCAAGATTTGGCAATGTTACCGAACCGGTAACGCCAATAAGCTTATTCCCCTTGTTATACGCGTTCCAATTGTTTATAACCTCAGGTACTAAATTTGTATTCACCATTATTTTTTACCTCCTATTGCGGCAAGAAGCATGTTTACATCATATTCCAGTACATTCTCGATATATTCTGCTGGTGTATATGGAGCGAGGTAATGCCTGAAAGTTATCTTGCCTTCAAGCAGTTTTTCACTTGTATTGTCTTCCTCTTTATACTCTACCCTTATGCCTGCACATTTCTCCTGGGCAACAAGTGAATTTCCTTTGATGTTGGCTGTATCAACGATATACTCAATCAGTTTTATATTCATAAGACTGTCAACTTTATCAAAGTAATCAACAACAAAAGTGTTGCTCCACCAAGAGAAAAACCTTCTTGTGCCTATCCAGCGTTCTTTAGGGTCTTTAGTATCAGGATAAGCCGCAGTGTTGTTGCCCCAGAATCTAAATCCCTTAAAATTGAGAGCTGTAACTACACCAATAGCGTTTAGCGAGTTAGCTTCGGTCATATCAAAATATACTTCTGTTCCATCCGAAAGAACTAAGGCTTCGATCTCAGCTGGCTTATTAGACGGTGTGACATTAGGAATAAACCCATTATCACTGTCAGTTTTACAAGCCATTGCTGCATAATATGCAGATGCATACATCTTTTTGCCTCTTACCTTAACCATCGGATACAGGCATATTGTACGGCTTCCGCTGAATCCGCTGTCATTCTTTACCTTCTTAACATCAGCAATTTTTACAGCTTTCTTTGTATCAATATCTACAACACATTCACAGCTGAACGCACCACTAATGTTTTTACACTTTTCATTAAGCGCAACTCCTACTTCCGGAATCTGTGAGTAGCCCGGTGCAAGTAACAGCCCCGGAATAACCCCAAATCTTGTAAATACCTCTTTTATAAGTTCAAATCCTGTATCTTTACCTGTAGCCACATTATGGCTGCCTATTACATCTTTAGCAGTAACCTTGCTTGCATCTATCACTTTACCGGTCATTGCAAGAGTGGTGTCGCTCACATCACCTGTAATAGTTACTACAAGATATCCCTCATCGTTAAATGAAAGAAGATACTTGTCGCTTGTAAGATTGCCAACTCTTAGACCTTCAAGAAGGATTCCCTTCTTGGTAGATACGGCCTGCTTATCCTTTATGGTAAGAGTTTCACTATAAGCAGATGTATGGGTTTCCGGATTAAGAACGTTAACCAATACCACAGGCGCGGTTCTTGCAACCTTGAAAAAGGCATCCATAGCCTGACAAAGACTATAATTTTCGTAATCATCTGAATACCCCAACGCATCTTTCGCTTCGTCAAACGTTCTGCACAAAAAAGGCTTGTTTACAGCTTCTTTTGGTGCATTAGTCAAGTTGACCGGAGCAGTTCCAAATACAATTGCCACTCCTCCAAGGTTTTCAACCGGAAGAGGCAGTTTTGTACTTACTTCTCTCGTGCCAACACCATGTTTGTACTCCATATTATTAATCCTCCTTTTTTATTTCAGCTTTCACTCTTGCATATATTGTATTAGCAGAGCTTCCAGCTTTATTTAATTCTTTTACCTTTTCAACCATCCCGCTCACAGGCACAAAAAGACTTGAAAGAATTGGCAGTGCTTCAATCTTTTCATTTACTGCTTCCGGCAGAACTCCACCTTCAAATACTGTAGAACCAGCTACTACATTGGGAATGTCCGGACCTAAATAGATCACATTTTCTTTTACGGCTTCCTTTTTTGCATCCTGCTTTTCTGAATTCTCATTTGCAGGAACATCAAGAATTGTACTTTCATCTTTTTTACTCAACTTAATTCATCCTCCCTTCTTATTGACGGAATATAAAAACTCATCTCACAGGCTCCCCAATAATATGGATACGTTTCCGTGTCCATAACCGTCCACTTAAAATCTCCTGTAAAAGAAGTCTTTTTAAGTGCGGGTTTCTTTGAGAATCTATCCTGTATTTTGTAAATAACGTCTATAACATTTTTATGCCCCTGATTAGCACTGTCATGGTCGTATATGCCTACCACCAGAGTTACATCCACTATGTTAAAGCTGTCTCCCCTTACCTTTTGTTCGCCATCATTTAAGTGAACTATAATATACGGTATAGGCTCCGCTTCTTCATCACTTTGAAGCAACGGGGTATTTTGTGCAAAAATATTTATTCCTACACTTTTACCTAGTGGATTATTAAACCTTAAGCCAGCAAACATAATCTTAAGTTCTTCTATAAGCTCTTCCTGTAATATCAATGGATTCATAGTTTCAAATACCTCTCTATTCCCTTGGCAACCTCCGAGGCTAATAAAGCCTCTGTCTTTGGAGATACTTTAGCCAT